AAGGCAGAAATATACAGAATGCTTCCCAATATCGCGGAAGGTGTAAATAATCATAACAAAGAAAGAGGTCATAGAAGATAATGCCATACGGTATCTTAGAAGGAACAACAGTTATTGCAGAATTTGTGACACCCCTCACAGTTCGCAGTAATCAACCTGTGACTGTTTCAGATACCCTTTCATTAAAAAGAAATACCTTTAGAAGAGCAACTCAAAGATGGGAGGTGGAAGCAAGACTGTTTCCACTTTCCACTTCTGCGCAAGATTTGATGGTAAATTTTATTACGAAAGGCTTCTCAGAAACATTACAGATTCACATGCCCCAAAACTATGGTGCAAAACAGGCAAAAACAGCAACAGGTACAGTGACAATATTTAATACTGTGGCTGCAAGCTCTTCTCAATTACTTATAAGTGCAAATGCCGCAAACAATGCTAAGAAAATACCTAAAGGTACTTTCATAAGATTCAGTAATCATGCGAAAATATACATGATTACAACTGATGCCATCCTGTCAGACACTTTGAATACAGTTGCACTGAATATCTATCCAGCATTGCGTTCAGCGGTTCCAGCAGGAACGACAATAAAGTATCAAGATGATGTGATAATGAATTGTAAATATGACACAGATACGGTGATAGGTATGGTCTATGAAGACGGCATATTGATGGACAACGGTACGGTCAAATTGGTGGAGGCAATTTAATGATAAGTTTCAGCGCAAATGTTCTTAATGCATTATCACAAGAGACGATTGAAGCGTTTTACATGGTGAGAATCTTGAATTACGACAGCAGCATAATGCACAGCACAACAAATCACTTTGCAGATATTCAGTTAAAAAATAATGGAGTTGACTTAGTCAATTATTCTTATCCATCAGATGCCACACTGATAACTGTAGACCCTCCACAAATGAACACAAATGTGGACAGAGAACAATATAAAATCACCCTGGCAGATCCAACACTTTCTAAACTGGCTGCTGTTCGCAATAATTTAGTTGGAAAAACTCTGGAGGGTAGACTTGGGTTTATCAATCTTGTAACGGGTTTGCCCTATTTGGAAATTGCCGACTGCCCAATTGTTTATAAAGGGCGAATAGATGGTATTTCATATTTAATAAAAACAAGTGAAATTGGAGAAAATTTATTGCAAATAACAGGCTCAAGCCCAATGAGAAACTTAGATTTGAAGAAATCTTTATTTTTAAGCAGAGATTCTATTCGCGAAAAAAATGTAAATGATTCTAGTTGTGACCAAATATATGAAGGTTCTGGCGCAATAACACTAAAATGGGGGAAAATCTAATGAGTTATGCTACAGGGATGGCCATGGCCGCAATGGGAGCCTGGTTACAAGCAGTTGCAATTGTTTTAACGATTGCATCCATGATTTACCAACTGGTACAGTCTAAAAAGAAAACTCCTGCACAGAATAATGAAGCAGCTGAAGTTAGAAAAGGCTTTGAAACTGTTGTTGAAGGAGAACCAGGACACTTAGCCTTGGTGTATGGTAGAGCAAAGGTTGGCGGAATCAGGGTTTATCACAACACTTCAAGTGATTTTAATTTTGTGACTTCAAATGCTGACAAAAGTTTTGGAGAAAGCTTGACACCGGCTGTGGTGCAATCTGGCTCTTACACAATGTTGGAGACAAATTCAGTCACGGGCGAGTCGGCTATTGTGTCACACAACTATGCGTACGGTACAAGCACAATGCTTGATCGATCTTACACAAATGGCTCTAGAAATGAATTTTTATATTTCCAACAAGCACTTTGTATAGGCCCAATCAATGATGTGATTGATGTCATAATAGATGAATCCAGATACTTGGATGACCCTGCGCTGGGTACTTATGGTTCTGTACCTGCAGGTAATTCTTATACAGCTGATGAAGATCCTTCAAAAACTAAATGGAATGACTCAAGTAAACCTCGCTCTGCAATGCGCATTGACGCACACTATACAGAAGCAGGTCTGAATAAATCTGATGCAATTATCTCACAAAACTTTCCTGATAGAAGTAATGCCACTTTCACAGGAATGGCGTATATCTCTGCAGTTGTCAGAATAGATAGAGATGATCCTCAGTTCAGTGGTGTTCCAGGTCTTCAGTTTTTGGTGGAAGGTAAATTAATTCGCAAAGTTACCAATGGGGTTTTGAACACAGTATGGGAGTATAGTAATAATCCTGTATGGTGCTTGTTAGACTATTTGATGGACACAACATCAGGTGGTTCTGTAGATGTAACTGAGATTGCCTTAACTACATTTGAATTTTCTGCACCTATTGCTGAGACAGTGGTTCAATCAAATGTTACAGTGGGTGGTAAGATCTGGAAATCCACCGATGGTAAGAAAAATGTATCTACAAGAGGCTTACCACTGTATGAATGTAACATCATGATTGATACAAAGAAGCCTGTCAGAGAGAATGTTGAAGCAATCTTGGCAACAATGGGAGATGCAAGGCTTGTATGGTCAGGTGGTAAATATAAATTGAGTCTACAATATCCAGGCCAATCCAATTCAAATATCATTCTTGCCGCAGCATTGACAGAAGATAATTTGATAATGGACCAAGATATTGAAATGGCCTGGCCAACTGCCAGTGAACGGCTGAATCACTGTATAGTCAGATTCAGTAATGAAACAGAAAATTTTAAAGAAGATTCTGTGTCATGGCCTCCAAAATATTCAGGGACTTCTCTTGTTGGTATTGGCGGTACTCGTTATCCACTTGCAGATTACAGCTATGATGAAGGAAACGTTGGTGGCAGATTTTTGAATAATTACGGTGTATGGTCAACAGCCACAAATAGCGCTACATTAACTTACAACATAATTATCAGAAAAGTTGACATTGGCGATATGGTGTTAGAGTATACTGCAGATGACTCGATGACAATCAAGATTTACAACGACAGCAATACTGAGTTATACACTTATTCTAAAAGTGATTGGACAACGCTTGGCTCTCAGACAGTCACACTTGGAAATGCCAGTGCTGACAAAGTTTATAAAATTGTTATTACAGGCAGTAATTCAGGTGGTGATAAGGCTATTGGTGCAAAGTTAACAAAAGGTTCAAAGGTAATTTGGACAACCAGAGAGATTGCATATAGCTCAGTAATAACAGTGATAAAGGATAACACTGTTTACCAAACAATGTTATTTGAAGACAGTAATACACCCTTGGAAATGGAGCAATTCTTTGAAGGTGCAACAGATAGATACCATGCCTTGGCAAAAGCTGAAGAACTTGTTAGAACAAGTAGAACATCTTACAGTATTAAATTTAAATACATAATAAACGAAAAGTATTTAGAGCCTGGTGATTTTATCACATTAACAAGTGAGACACTAGGGCTTTACAACGAATATTTCAGAATTAATAGTGTAAAAATTACTGAAGAAAATTCTTGCGAAGTTCAAGCTCAAATGTTTGATCATACACATTTAGCGTGGTATCAAAAAGATGATGAATATCAAAAACCAAACAATATCTATTCAATGTCAATACCTGCACCCGCATGGATTGTGTACGAACCTAGTAATAATGCTCTGACAAATTCTTCAGGTACACTGACCTGGGCTCCTGTGAGTTTTTCTGAATTTGCTGGTTATGTGCTGTATATGTATGAAGCTGGTGGTCCAAGAACTTCGGGTAACTTGCCAATATTTAATGAAATAGGTAGAGCAGTAGATACCAGTTTTGTATTGCCTAAGCTTAGCACTCCAAGTGCTTTCTTTGCAGTCAGAACAATCTCAAGAGCAGGAAAGTTATCCAACTTCACTTATAGCAGTACAGAAGAAGCAGAATTTTTCATTGATACTGTGTATAAATTCGAAGGTCTTGTGTTGACTCCGACTTCAAGTACCAACAGAATCGCTTGGAATGCATTCAATGTTTACAAAGATGGGGTGTTTCTGAAAACGGTTGCAGCAGGAGATGCATTATGGACAACAGGTGTTCTGTATTTGTATTTTGACATAAAATCAACGGACGCAAATCAGTATACAGTGAGATCCACGACATTACTGCCTGATTTGAAGAATAACAAAATTCTCGGAACTTACAGTGGTGGCATTGCTTACACGATGCAAAATTCTGAGTTGTTTCCTCCGACAAATTTACATTTGGAAGGAAAAGATGCGCCAATCACCTCCAATGGAGTTTTGACAATCCCTTTCAATACAAAAGATATAGTGTTTGCCTGGTCGAATGCACTACCGAACAAAGCAAAGAGTGTCACGTTGGATAAATATGTTTTACAATTCTATACATACGACACAAACACTTTGAAAGCCACAGAAGTGATAACCCCCGACAACAAGTTGGATGGTCAATATTCAATGAGCTTTGAGAAGAACGCTTCAATATTCGGCACTGCCACTCGTAAATTCAAAATAAAATTGTTTGCGTTGGACAGCGCAGGCTACTTGTCATCGACATCTTTGGATGCAACTTTTGACAATGCAAAACCATCTGCTGTGACTTTGGATTTCACTTCTGTATTTAATGCAGCGTATTTGAAAGTTCCTGTCGTGTCTGACATAGATGTACTGAAGTATGTGTTTAAGCAATATAATTCTGCAGGTACGGTTTTACAAAAGAGCGTGGAAACCACATCCAGCTTCATTGATTTTGAAGCAACTGCGGGAACCACTTTCAAATACACAGTGACTCTCTGTGATGCATTCGGTGCAGGTGATGAAAGTTCTTCAGTTGAGGTCATAGCTGCTTCAGTGGAAGCAGACACATACACCTACACGGGATTGCAATTCACCCCAGATGCAGTGACAAACAAGGTCTCTTGGAGTTCTTTTCAATACTCCAAAAACGGGGCAGCTCTGGTCACCGTGTCATCCGGCACAATGCCAACTGCATGGACATCTGGAAAGTTGTTTTATTTGTATTTAAATACGTCAACAAACACTGTATTGGCCACGGAGTCATTGGCCACTGCCGTAACAGGTCGTATCTTGGCCACTTACAAAGGTGGTACGGAATTGACTGCTGATGAAGGCAAAGCATTCATTTCAGGTGATCAATTGCTTGCGGGCACAGTTGGTGCAAATCAATTAGCTTCGGATACTCTGATAACAAACAAGGCTCAGATCGGAAATGTGATTGAATCATCTGTTTTTGGATGGCCGCACGCCAGTGGCCCAAATGTTGGGATGTATGAGGGCTGGCGAATAGACAAGTCTGGTTATGCAGCATTCAAGAATATTGAAATCAGAGGCAACAACGGTAATTTGGTTTTCAAATCTGGAGAAGGTTTTAATTGGACAAACGTGTTGGCAGAAGGTGGTACAAACCTACCTGCAGCAAATGCAACTGTCGGTGCCACTTGGGGTACTAACATCTCAGGACAACCCAGTAATGATTTAATTCTTAATAATCTACAAACTGGCGCTTGGGTTGTTGGCCAAACACCGCCTTGGGGTCTTAACGGGACTAGCGCAGAAAATGCAATTGATTATGATACCGATGTCAATGGTGTAAAAGTTCCTGTATGGAAATGCATAGCCAATGCTGACGGTAATGAAGCAGGTGGTTGGTATAAAAATGAAGGAGACCCTTCTTTTGGTAAAAATTGGTTCAAGGTTGATAAAAATAAACCATATAGATTTGCAGTTCCGGTCAAAATAACCGGAGGAAGTACTGGTAGTTACTTCTGGGGTATTGGTGAAACTACAGTTTGTGATTTAAACACAAGTAATAAAAATAGTAATCCATATTTTGTGTATGGGGGAAGAAGCGGTCTTGTGGCAAACCGTTGGTATTTATTGGTTGGTTATGTGTTTCCCGCAGGAAGTACAGGAAATACCAATGCTGGTTCAGGTATATTTGATTTGACCACTGGTGAATTAGTTTCTGAAAGATGGAATTATTGTTGGGCAAGTGATGTTGAATATACAGGCACACGTGCTTACCAGTACTACTGTGCTAACGCAGGAGAGACACAAGTATTTGGTTATCCAACAGTTGAAATAGTAGATGGTACAGAGAGTAAGTTATTTGATAACCTAGGCTATGCTGCATTATTAAATGCACAACAAAAGTGGTCTGATGTAAGTGGAACTGGAAAACCTGCTGATTATGCTGATGTAACTAACTATAGTGATGCAAGAGTTTCAAATGTTATTGAAGAAAATAATACCTTATTAGTTTCTCGTCCTGTAGGCGCCAGTTTTAACAATAATCAAAGTGCTGTTACAGGTATGATTAGAATTATATTACCGCAAGGTTTCACCTATACGATGATGAAATTCACGGTGAATGTCTATACCTTTAATTCTGATAAATCTTTTAGTCTGAACTTGGCAGGTTATAACCACTATAACTCAGGAACTTGGTACAACACAGAAGCCAATTTACTGGGTTCAACAGCTGCGGATAACAGAGTTAGATTTGGTTATGACTCCACACTGGGTAAATGTTGTATTTATATCGGTGAACCTACCAGCTCTTGGAGTTATCCAAAAGTAATGGTTAAAGACTTTATTGCTGGGTATTTAAACTTTGCACGAAGTCAGTGGGAAACAGGTTGGGCGATTGATATTGTTACTTCTGCACCACAGAATGTAACACAGGATTATGCAGATGCATTGATTGATGCTGCTAGTATTAAGAATCAAGGTGCATTGGCAACCAAATCAAGTGTGAGTTATGGGTCAGACATAACAAATTTACCTGGATTGGGTGCTAATAGATTAGTCAATACTGATTTCAAAGGCATTACAGGTTGGTTTCATGGCTGGAATCCAGGTGGTGCAAATATAGTCCAGTTCAATGATTCTACTACTATTTGGGGGGTTGATGCGTATTGGCGCCCGAAAGGCAGCAATGCTCTTGCTATAGAACAAGCTGGTATAGGTTCAAACGATATAGCAATTGATATCTATAATGGTGGTATTTGGGGCACTAATGACCAACGCATAGCAGTTAAGCCTAATACCAAATATGAATTTTCAGCTAGAATTGCTGCACATAACTGTATCGGCATTGAAATGCTTGTAGCTGTATATAATTCAAACGGGGATAATATAAGTACTTGGTCACTACCTTATGGTTCTTGGTATGTACCAGGATCAGGTGGACCGGACTTGAGTAATTATACACAATACTCAGTCTTCTTTGTATCAGACCCAACCGCAGCTTATGTACAACCCTGTTTCAGAAAAGGTAATACCCAAGCTGGTCAAGTTAGCAGTTGGATGTGGATAACACAGCCTTATTTCGGTGAAGCTGCCCCAAGTCAAACCACGGCAAGCGCATATGTCGCTGGCCCTGCTGCTGGTGCTTTTGCCAACGTGAACAAAATCACGGCAGACAATGCAAGTACTTATATAGATAATGCAGCAATCAAGGCCGCCATGATAGGGTCTTTGTCATTGGTTGGTGCAGATAAATTTAGCGTCAAGTCGTCTGATGCAGGAGCCAGGATGGAAATGAATGAAAAAGCAATCAAGATATATGATGCGAGCGGCATTCTTCGTGTACAATTGGGAGATCTTTCAACATGAGTTCAGGACTAAAATTGTGGAATGATCAAGGTCAATTACGACTAGACACAAGTGACCGTGTATTAAAGTATTTGACTAATACTGTTTATTCTACAAATACATTTGGTGTAACATGGGTTCCTGCAGGAGGCAATGCAGTAACTCAAGTATCTACTTGGCAAATTGGCGGTTTAACTTCAGTGGTAGATACTTCGAAAAATTCTAGTACAATTGCTTATAACAGATTTGATCTAGATATATCAAATTATATTTCACAAGCCTCTAGTATAGTTGGTTTTATTTCTGAAATTACAATAAGAGTAGCTTCTAGTGTATATGGGCACCCTATCTGGAAAACTAGCTACACTTTTCAAGGCTTTACTGAACAAGTAGGTAATACGCTGAGAATATATGTTGGTGGCGGTCCTTATTTAGAAACTGACAGAGGTGCTGGAACTGACTTACTTACATTTAAATTAACACTATACGAGTATTAACATGAGTTTCGGTGCAAATATAAGAAATGATATGGGTATTTTACAAGTGTCCGAAAATTCAATGCTGAATATTTATTCAGGTACATCCTCTTCTGGTACATTGCCTTCTGGTCCAATTTTTGTGAGAGCATCGAACAGTGCAGCGGGGATTTATAAAAACCCTCTTAATAATTTGATATACACAACTGATGGTGGTGTTTTCGAATTTATAAGGATGACCCCAACAAGTGAAGAAGTAGACGTCACATCTGGTTTTGGATTAAAAATACGTAACGGAAATAATCTGACTGTATTTGAGAGTAGTAGAAAATATCCTGCAATCGCATTGAATAAGGATGTTCTCCAGCACAACGATTGGGGTAGATATACTGACACTATGATTCAAAAAAGACCTGGTAGCAACTATTATATTGATAGTAACTCTTTGAAAATAGCTACATATAACAGAACACTAAATGGAAATACAAATGCATTTGTAATTGTTGCATCTTTCTCTGAGAATATATTTAATATGGATCAAACGCAAATAATCTTAGGACCAGGTGGATCTGGAAACTACACTGAACCACAACCTAATAGAATTTTAATTTTAAATGCATGATATGAAAAAAGTAATATTATTTAAAGGTGATTTAAGATTACCGACAACAATCAGTGAGGTCACAGATCCTGCTAATAGCCTTTATGAAGATAAGCAGGTATTGCCTACAGGTGACATTATCCGGATTTTGGATACCGTCGATAGTAATTCAACTATTTTTGAAACCTATCACATCAATGGTTTTGAAGTTGAGCAGCATTTACCGAAAAAGGATGATTATCAAGAGTGGTCTGTTAAAAATTTACAATGGCAAGATATTCCAAATAAAATTGCATTATTGCAAAGTGTCAAAAAAGAGCTTATCAATAACTCTTCAAATATCAAGATTTTGTATAGATATCCTTATTATTATCAACTGAATGCTCCTTATGACTTTGGGCAAGATTCTGCTGAAGTGATAACGATGCGAACATGGATAGATGATATAAGAGCCAAGGCTAATTTGGCAAAAGCGCAACTTGAGACTTTGTCATTGGAATCTGAAATGGATCTTGTGGTGAAGAATTTTGAAAAAGAATTAGGCGACATTGCCTAAAACGACGCCCAGCGTTAACTGGGCAACTACAATAGTCTGGAGGTTTTATGGCTGTTGATGCAACAACTGGTTCAGGAATGGACCTTAATCAATTACTTAACTCAGCATTACAAGGTGGTACTATGTCAAATTTGTTTGGAAACGACTCAGCAGGAATGCCTTTGGGCTTGGTCTTAGGCTTGGCTTAAAGCCGTGGAGGTCTCTTCGGCAACAATGCTGACGGTGCTGCAGTGGCTTCTCAACCACAAGCAAATATGTCAATTATGTCAGGCATCGGTGACGTAAAACAAGCTGTGGCAGTTGCCGCAGAAGCAATGGTTGCAAATAATGCTGCACAAACTGGTCAGCTATCTAATCAATTATCCGGTGTCGCAGCTGCTTTGACAAACACCGTCACCATGGCAAAAGACAGTGCAACTCAAAACACCATCACTCTGATGCAACAGTTGAATGCAAGTACAACTGCTTTGATGAATGACGGTGACAAAACCAGAGCCGCAATCGCAGCATTGGCTGATCGCATTCCATCTGCAAGAGAGTTGGATTTGGAACGTCAATTGGGTGTCGCGCAAGCAAACAACAGACAAAATGAATTGTTTGGTGCGATTCGCTCAGGCAATGTTGAAGTCACAACCACCGTGAACCAAATGCAAACGCAGCAACAACAGCAGCAACAAATCAATGGTTTGATCGGTTTGGTGCATCAGTTGTCAGCTGATCAACGTGTGACCCAAGGTGTTTTGAACATTGGTTCAGGTACAGTTTCTGGTAACAGCCAAACTGCAGCAAATACACGTGTTGCATGAGAGGATGATCTGATGATTTGCATCCATGCGGACACCGTGGTCATTTATAACGAAGATGCCAATGCATCTTGTTCTGAGCCTGAAAAAGAAAAAGAGCAAGAAGAAAGTGGCAATACTAATAATGAAAACAAAGAAGATTAATCGGAGATAATATGTCAAGCCCTTCTGTGGAAGATTTACAAAGAGAATTGGATAGAATTAGAAATATACCTATAGCCCCTCCTTTGACACCGCCAGTAATTGAGTCAATACCGACAGGCAATATTGTGCCTCAAAAAAGTATTGAAGACATGATCAATGAGGCAGTTGAAAAGAAGTTGTCTTCATTGGAGGGCCTTTCTAAACCGAGAGAGATTCCGTTGATGCAAGCTCTCAGTGAATGTTTATCACAAGATGATAAAGACTTACTCGCAAGAAACGTAGATAAAATTGATCGTGTCGCTTCTGACTTTTTACAATCAAAAGAAGGTCGTGACATGATTGGTTCTTTCATGAAATATTTTAGGAGCTTTAATGGCCAGTCCAATTAAGATTAAACATGCCGCATATGTGAAAGAAGAGGCTGCAGATAAGTTGTATCACACTTTAGTTGACACAGCAATTGCAGTGTATCCAGACACAACATCTCAAGCAGAAGCATTGTTGGCCGCGAAAGCCGACTTTGAAATCCAACTGAATAACATTGTGCATAAGGCTTTCAAAGAAGGCAAGAAAATCGGCAAAGCAAAAGCAGATGAGAAAGATACATTGATGTACGCAGCTCAAACAGGTCAATAGTATGTCATTTGATTTAGACTATTTAAATGAATGCTTTTTTGCTTGCAAAGATATAGGAGTATTAAAATGAGCTTTGACCCAATGACAGCCGGTTTTGATTTGATAAAAACAGGTCTGGATAAGTTCTTTCCAGATGCTGACACTGAATTGAAAGGGAAACTTGAAGCGGCTGCAAGAGAAATTGATAATACTTATCAGTTGCAACTACAGCAAATAATGGTCAACAACGAAGAAGCCAAGCATCCGAGCATATTTGTTGCGGGTGCAAGACCTGCAGCGATGTGGGTCGGTGTATTTACACTTGCCTACTCAGGCGTTTTGGTCTCATTTTTGAGTTGGTTGGCCTTATGTTTCAACTTACCTCCATTACCAATTGTTGACACAGTTGCTCAAGAGAACATCCTGTACGGATTACTTGGGTTAGGCGCTTACCGAACTGCTGAGAAATTGAAACAAGTGGACACAAAAAGAACTAAGTAACAAATACCCTCATCTCATGGTGAGGGTTTATTTTGGAGATCTCATGAAAGTTAGAAATATTGAAAATTTAAAGGAATTGGAATTTTGTGTTGATTTATACTTGTCATTGAATGATGAGACATTCATGCCTGCCTGCAGGAAATCATCAATGAAAGGGATGAAAGAACATTTAGGCGCAGGTGCAAAATTGAGAGTACTGGAAGATGACGGGGTGATAATTGCATGGATACTTTTCAAGAAAACAAGACAAGAGCATTTGTCGGAATCTTGTATGCAACAGCTGTATTATGCCGCAAGTGTGAAAGGACTTAAGGCTGCCAAGGCTGTCCATTTACTTCACAATGAAATGGAGATTGTGGCAAAAGAAATGGGACTAAAAAGATTGATTTCCACAGGCTCACACATGGACGAAAATTTTGTGTTTGCAAAACTGCTGGAACGAGCTGGTTGGTCGAGACGCGGCTACCTTGCCACAAAGTGGGTGGATTCTTGAGACGAGCCTCTGAGTTTGCGCTCTCATTGAGATTTACACCATAATCATTTGTACACCCATTTATTACCCAAGCCCGTTAAATTAACCCTAAGTGTTCTTCCAGTGCACTGAAGGAAACTGAAGATTAAAATTATTTTAGTTGGTTCTTTATTTATCACGAAATCTAGAACCAATTAAAGGATACTCAAAGTGCGTAAATTTGGGTATCTTATATGATATCAGATAAAAGATATCTTACGGAGGCAAACTATGATAAGAGTATTATTATTGGTCAGTTTGTTGTTGATAAGTTTTTCAACAAAAGCTAACATTAATAAGAGGGATTTATTATGTTTGACAACAACATCATTTAATGAAGCAAAAGGAGAAGACCTTTTGGGGATGATGTTAATTGCAAACGTGGTAATTAATAGATCTCACGAAGAGAAAACGATCTGCAAAGTTGTGAGTAAACCTGAACAGTTTGCTTATAATGTATCTACTAAGATACCTAAAGATCTAAATGAAATTTTGAAAGTGTCTGTGATGGACTTATACAAGGGTAAATTTAAAATACCACCCAAGTTTAAGACAGCAACTCATTTTCATAATTTAAAAGTGAAACCTAAGTGGACCAAGAAATTGGTGTATTTAGGTGTTTACAAGCACCACAAGTTCTATACGGCTACCTAAATGGTAGCCTTTTATTTTGCAAAAAGGAGAAATGATATGTCATTTGAAATAGTTGAACTAGATCGTAAGCTTATTGAGTATTGCGGTAAAAAAATTTTAGTGGAAATGGAGGCAGCATTCATCGCAGTTGATAGAAATGGAATGATATACACCTTTAAAACTCAACCAGATTTAGACTTACAATTTGATTATTGGACAGAAGGTGCTTCAGAGCTGGACACATGTGAGCATATCGGCTGTTGTGAGTATAAAGGTGATTGGAGAGACTCACTAATGATATTGGAGGACTAAAAATGAACCAAAAAGAAGTGATGGAAGCTTTATTGGCTGGACGTACATTTATCATGGGTAATCGTGGAGAGTTAAGCTTGAAGAACGGTACGCTACAATGTAAAGATATGGATGGTGATATATATAATTACAACGGACCTCTGCATGGCAATTTCTGGGTATTAAAATCAGAATTCATCCAAATAAATGGGCATGATGTACCAGTTCCAGTGAAAGAAACTTTATCAATCGGAGAGCGATACTATTTTGTGGATCTCGTTAATCCTGTAGAAGGTGTTTTCTCGTATATATGGAACGGCAGCAGTATGGATTGTCGTTTCTTAGGTAATGGGTTAATACATTTAACAAAAGAGGCTATGTTAGAACACAGAGCCGCTTTATTAAGTTTCACAAAGGAGAAATAAATGACCTTTAAGATAATCAATTTTGATGCAGAGCAACAACTTTTCCGATCTGTCAATTATTTTGGGATAATTCTACAAATATCGGGTGAACACCACTGGATTGCAACAGACGAAGATGGTTATGTCTATGCCTACTCATATAAGCCCTGGTTAGGTGTCACGGATTGGGGGGCGGGGTTGTGTTGAACCTGATGTCAATTGTTTGGGAAATGCCACTTTTGATGGTGACTGGAAAGAGTCTTTGATGGAGATTAAAAATGAAAGTTAATACGTTATTTTTCATTGCAGTATTGTTGTTGTTGCAAGGTTGTGGTTATAAGCATCACAGAATGCCTGATGATCCCAACACAGTATACCAAAGGGATAAATATGGGAATATTTTGTACCACAAACCGAGTTTAAAATTAAGAGGTGACAGAGTGTATCAAGCAGATAAATATGGCAACATCTTATACCACAGACCGCATTATTCCATCAAGCGCAGATAACAGAGGCCAATCATGACATTCGAAATAACCAAGTTCAATCTAAGTGATTTAGTACTCAATACCATTGAGTATTTCGGGACATCTCTTCAGGTATTGTCAACCAATCAGTATATTGCGACTGACGAAGACGGTAGTGTGTATGTTTATCAAGACGAACCCTGGATATCTGACGGATGCTGGCAATCAGCAACACCTTGCATGGAGTATCTAGGCGATTGTGTGTTTAATGGAGATTGGAAAGAATCTTTAATGGAGATTGAAAATGTGTGAAAGAGAAATAATCGAAGTTGAAACTGATAAACTTGGCTGTGATGGTTGTATATTTCTGAACCAACCAGTGATGTGCAGGATCATGAAATGCACAGATGATGAAAGAACCGACGGTAGAAACGTCATATACAAATACAGAGAGGTCGAAGAAAATGAATGATATCACATGGGAGATCATAGAGGTTGCCGGGAATTCTGATGGTTCCTGTACTGGGTGTGTCTTTATTAAATCATTTCAAATTTGTGAACGTGTATTGTGTAAAGAGTATGAGCGTCATGATAACGAGAATGTAATGTTTGTGGTGAAGGAAAACGCGGAAAATTGAGTATCTTATATGATAAAAGAGAAAATAACTAAATGTGAACTGTGCGACACGTTCATAATATTATGCAGATGTCAAGAAATCAAAAAGGAGAAGTAAAATGTTCAAAAAAATCTTAATAACCTTAACCGTTGTTTCAGCAATCGTGGCTTTCAATCCGGAGGCCAAAGCGCAACAACCAACAATGAAACTTTACCAGACAGATAAGTTTGGTAATGTGGAATACAATAAACCACACCTAGTGATTAAACACGGTAAGACATACCAAGCGGATAAGTTCGGGAATATTCAATACCATAAACCTGCATTGACAATTAAAGGAGGACTTTTAAAATGAAAATAGAATACACAATTGAACTTACAGAAGAAGCTACACAGCTTCTTGGTAATATAAATAAAAATCCTGCGGAAGCCTTGATTCTTGTACATATTGTCGAAAGAATTAGAGGTTTTGTTGATTTCGCTAATACGCAAAAGGTAATGATTATTTCAGAAAGGCGTTGTCGCAAAAGTGTCAAGGGTAAGTTCTCTATAAAAGCTGCTTGGTACGATTACAAAGATGTAATCGGATTTAAGTTCACTATTCCGATGAATTCTTCACATCATTGCGAATGTCCTGAAGCAGTGCTTTTTAGGGAACTTTTTGGAAAAGATTGCATGATAGATAAGTATTTCAAATATCACGCAAGGGTGATCAAATGAGTAAACCTGCAATCGTAATTAAAGGAGGGTTTTGAAATGATGGAAGATGACTTGGAAGATTTTCTTTATGACCTATGTGATGATGGTTACCGCCAAGGTCTTGATCATCCGTACTACCTTCAAACAACTAATATGTTTTGCTGTGAAATATCCAACAATAAAGAGGAGTTACTGGCCTTGGCAAAACAACGTAATCTTGAGTTAATTGTTCGTGAGGAGAGAAGATTGACTGAAAAGTATAATGAAAGGATGGCAAAATTGGCAAAATTGAGGGGTAAAGTAAATGAGCAAGTATAGATTAAGAAAGGCCAATTTGGTCACATACACCAACTCACCTTTTGTTGCAACAGAGATGCACAAAAGAGGGTGGACTGTGTATCCAAACAATTGGCCACAAAGATAGTAATAGACCTGAGTATGTCTTTAAACTGCTCAATATAACTATAATTGAAAGGAAAAGATTATGTGTGAAACAAAAATATGCAGTACATGTAATAAAGAGAAAGAAGTAGTTTATTTTACAAAAAACAAACGAAGTAAAGATGGGTTTGACTATATGTGCAAAATATGCCGTAAGGAAAGATATGGCTATCAAACACTCACTGAAGAAAAGAAACAGCAAAAAAGAGAAAATGCTAAAAAATATTATGATGTAAGAGAGACTCCTGAATATAAAGAAAAAATGAAAGTATATTTAAAGGAGAGATATGAACGACGCAAACAAGTGGAATATTCAGAACTTCCCAAAATGATGACATGTATAAAGTGTAATGAAGAATTACCTATAAAATGTTTTTCAAAAGCACCTGGTATGTCGTTTAATATTTCAAATATTTGTAAATCATGCCAAAAAGAATGGCGTCTCAATAACCCTGAAAAAGTAAAAGCACATGCAAGAAATGCTTGGCAAGCTAGAAAAAATAAACGAGCCAGTAATATTGATTTCAAAGAAAAAGATATGGAGAGGCAAGCAAAAAATAGTAAAAATCATTATGAAAAAGCAAGAGATACATTAACAGACGAATATGTGAGTAAGAGAATTGTAGAATTGCGTCTATTTAAGAGAATAGGATTAAGAAGAAAAAGTATTACAAAAGATTGGATAAATATGTACCGCACTAATTTGAGATTACAAAGAGCATTAAGAGAAGTTAAATAAGGAGAAGTATAATGAGTTTAAAAACAACAAAAGATATAGATGCAGTTTTAGAAGCACTTTTACAAGGTCTTTTAGATGGTAGTATGGATAGAAAAAATGTAGTGGCAGCAAACGGCGTTATAAGTAATAGATTGAAAAGTATTCAAACTGAGTTGGTTGCAAATAAAATGCAAATGGAAAATGGGTATGTAAACAGATCTGTCGAACCTGTACATTTAGTCACTGAAAATGTCCCTGGAGCAAACACAGTGACATACACACGCAAAATACGTAAAAGAAAACAGCAAGTCATCATAGATTCACGTGGAATTTGATGCGGAAAATATGGTATCTTATATGATAACATCAATAACTATAATTTTTTAGAGGAAAGAAAATGAAACAATATTATCACATTTACAAAAATCAAAATGGCGAAACTATGGAAGTGATCGCAATGAGTGAACAGGAAGAAATTATGCAGTCAGAAATTTTGGCTAAAATGGGTTGGACATTTGACAGCGTCAAAATTGTTGAACTTGAATTGTTTGCTTAAGGAGATTGACATGAGCGCAGTTATGAATGACGTAAAAAGTTTTCAGCAAAAAAGACTTGCAAAAGAAAGAGAAATGCGCGACAATGCATTTCGAAGAATGGTTGAAGAAAAGCTTGAGGTTGAAAACAGACCTTTGGAAATCATCAAAACACAAAGAATCACAATTGCAATTCAGTGGTTCGTAATTATTTTATTTACGATCGAAACAATTTGGGGTTAATACAATGAAACAAATGCACAAAGATATGTTGACGTCATCAGCAATAGCGGTCATAGCAACAAGAGCTGTATTAATGGCAACTACACCAGCTGGTGTAGTTCTTGTAGTAGTGAGCCTGGTTAGCGTAGGTTGGGCTTTTTATCAAAAAGAGCGAGACAAAGCAAATGGAGGTGAGAAATGAGTACAGTTATAGTAGAAGGTTTGAAATCATCCGCACTTGGTGCTGGGATGACAAAAGCACTTCTTTTTGCGGCAACACCTGGCGGTGCTGGTATGATTCTTGGCGGTGTTATCGGAGCAGCGTATGCAATTCACGTCAAGAATAAAAAGAAAATTAAAGCAGTTGAAAAGGAGAATTCTCAATATTTAGACTATATTGATTTTCTTGAAAAAGAATTAATTAACAGTAGACTATCGGGAGAAGAGCAATGAATCGTATTGCTGATGCATTGGCAAAAAGTCTAATTGTATGTGGCTGCGTAATAGGCTTGATGGTAATGCTCTTTCCAAGGCTAGGGAGTACTATAGTTATATTTGCAGAATATGTAATAATAATTAAAATACTTTTTGTATTTAGTTTTGTTGTTAATATTGTGTTTTATAAGAGAGAAAATTAAATTTTTGGGGCCCTTCGGGGCCCCATGCGCTTACTTTTTTTTTTTTTTTTTTTTTTTTTTACTGCTCTGTGCAAACTACCTTGATCCGTTGAGATTTAAAATCAAACAAACTAAAAATACGGGAATTATACTATATGAGAATTTAATTTAAAACCAAAGAGGCTGACATGACAAAAAGAAACAATATCGCAATTACTAAGATGATTTTATTAATTGCAATGCTTGCAATTATGATAAAATTTCTGGCGATATTTGTAATTTTTGCATGTTTATTAATAATACTGAAAATGGTTAGTTCATTATGAGACAAATATTAATATCATCATTGAAATCCAGATTGGCAAATGAAATATCAAATCAAAATCCTTTGAAATACTTGAAGGAGCTTGAAGTGGAAGACTACTTCGATGTTCTTGTATCAATCGTCTATCTATATACAAGGTCAAAAAAGGGTTCAAAAAAGAACACCATTTATCTAACCGAAGTTATTTCTGCAATTGGACATGGAGTCAGAAGCAAATACAAGATGAAAAAAGACTCTTCCTTGGCTGCAAAGACAGGGGCATTCTTACTTTACTCATTTGAAGAGCTTGAAGTGCTCACAGTACTCTTGGGCAAGTCAAATGGCAAACATGCAGCGTACATCATTCAAGTGCTAAATGATGAAATCATATGCGAATTGTGGGAGAAAGTCGAAGTAAATGCCGTGGAAAAATTACCGTCATTAACACCGTATGCGCCTTGGACAAATTTGAGGCATGAATCCGGTGTTGTTATGATTAAGACAGGTAGCAAGGAAGTGATGTCAAAAGTCACTCCAGAAACACACCCGATCATATTTGAGTGCATAAATAGATCTCAAGCAATGGGTTGGCGTGTTAACAATGACGTGTTTCACATGTACAGTTGGGCGCTTCGAAATAAAACAGAAGCATTTTCTGATATATGGGATTCTCAAAATCCTGAAGCAAAAGCCACTAAGCTGAGAGAAGCAAAAGCCATCGGAAATATTGCGAAAAGGTTCATTGGGAAAACTTTCTACCATTAATATTTCGGTGGTAGTAAACTCCGTGAATTCAGGAAACATCCTTAGGACAATCCTGAGCCTTCAAAAGGTGCAACGACTATCGAAAAGAACAGACGGATGTTTGTTAATCTTAGTAGAGTACACTAATAGCTTAGTGGAAGCGCGGAGCTTGGCGGATGCCAAGATGATATAGTCTGAACTGTATAGTAATATACAGCTGTTAATTAACTTAAAATAGTCGGAGATTATTATGGAAATCTGGAAAGATTTTGATGAGTATTATGAAGTTTCTTCTTATGGCAATGTAAAGAGTAAAGATAGGATTGTCAAAAGTACTTTTGGCGGGGAATATATAAAAGCCGGACGTATCTTGAAACAAAATGACAATGGTCTAGGTTATTTACAAGTGCCACTGAGTTATAACGGTAAAAGTAAGAAAGAAATGGTTCACAGATTAGTGGCATTAGTTTTTATACCAAATCCGCTTAAATTGCCAAAAGTAAATCACTTAGATGCAAACAAAAAGAATAATAATATTGATAATTTAGAATGGTGCACACAACTAGAAAATGTCAGACATGCAAAAGATCTGGGATTGATGGTGAAGGGTACCACGGCAATAAATTCTAAATTAAATGAAGAGTCCGTGAGAGATATAAAAGCAATGTTCTCTGCAGGTTTTTCCAATAAAGAAATTGCATTATTATTCGGTGTGCATCCTGGCACAATTAACTGTATACGAACAGGAAGAAATTGGTCACATGTTAATTAACGAGAAAATATTAGCGAAATTTTCTGAACAAATGCGTTATTATTATGACTTCCGTGGTAGAAGATATCCAGCAACAGCTTATTTTCATGAACAAGGTACTGACTTAGCAAAAGGTCTTTTGCTGAGAGAAGACAAAAAGGAGATTGGAAAGGAGGGTTTCTTTTGGCTTATGGTCAGTATTGCTTCAAATTGGGCAGGAGCATCTGGAAGAGAAGACGGGGCAAAAACGGATAAGATTCCACTCAAGGACAGGTATTTATGGTCCACAGATAATGAAGACATATTACTTGATTACGCAATGCAACCCAAGGTGAATCAAGGCTGGATGAAAGCAGATAAACCTTGGCAATTCCTTGCGGCATGTAATGAGCTTAAAAAATTGAGAGAGTGGCAAATAAAGCATGGATTCCATCTAGATCCATTCAATGATTTTGGGTATTCTTCAAGTTTAGAGTGCTTTGTTGACGGTTTGTAAGAGCCGTCGTTAAATCCTGTAAATTCGGTGAAACTCCTGCAAAGGACAATACCGAGCCAAAATAACGTCCTCAGACGTTCTTAGGTGTAACGACTATTATGTAGGGCCGAGTGGCTCGAAACACAGGGGCATATTTATTATGCAAGATATAGTCTCATCTGCAGAGTAATTTGCAGCAGCTTGGCGGCTGATTTTTATTTAAACAAGGTAATTAAAATGATAAAAGAAATAGAAAATACAAACGGAGAGTATTCTATCACTTATGATGGAATAGTTATAAGCAATAAAAGAAATTTGATAATGAGAACAAGGCTTGATCGCTATGGCTATGAGTTGGTGACACTTCACGTAAAAGGTAAGGCACTGACAAGAAAAGTACACAGACTTGTTGCGGAAGCATTTTTAGAAAATCCCGATAAATTAGAGACAGTTAATCATATTGACGGTATAAAAACCAACAACGAGGTTTCTAATTTAGAATGGATGTCGGTTGGTGACAATCACAGGCATGCTTTTAAAACAGGTTTACACAGTATCGGTGAAAACAGAAAGGCAGGAAAGGCTGTAAAACTGACCAATGATGATGTAATTGAAATAAAAAAACTCATAAAAAATGGCTATTCAAATACTGAAATAGGCAAGCTTTTTGGAGTTTCTTGTGGTTGTATTTACTCAATACGAGTAGGCAAGAGTTGGACACATATTTAGCCGCCAAGCGGATAGTGCATAACGACCACTATCGAAGATATTGTCGAACAACGGTAGTCAACATTTATCTGCACTTACAAAAGATGAAATAACTGCACCGCACGTTAATTTAGTACCTCTTGAGTTGCCTGGAGATCTATATAAATATGTTGCAGATTATGTGTGGGATAAGCTGGAAATTGAAAAATCAAAATTCACCAAAAAAGAAATTGGAGAAGCCGAAACTGTAATAGATACATTAATACAATTGAAAAAGGATATTTACAATGCTGAATTTAAAAGTGAACAAAGAAAAGAACTTTTAGAGCGTATTCGTGAATTTAGAGACAAAAACATAGATATAATACCTAAAATTGCACCTATATATTGGTGCAGAGTTAAAGACGTAAAACAACGTAGAAAAGTTGTCAAAAGAAATGTAATGACGTTGCCGTATGGCGGAACTGCATATGGGCTTGGTCAACAACAAATTGATGATGCAAGAAAACATGGTATAGATCTTCTACTATTTATGGAACATAAGTGGGGTTCTTATATGGGCAGAATGGTGCTGGAGACTTGCAAAGCGGCCTTGGAACGCCCTATGCAGCTCTTAACTGTATTTGAAGAAGCAGGCAAAAAGGCGGAAGCAGAAGAAAGATTTCTTTCTTGGACTGTTCCAATAACCAATTTTCCTGTGGTACAACACTATACAGAGGGAAAAGTGAAGAAAATCTGGGTGCAATATGGACCGCCATTGGGTTTAAGAAACAGCTCAGGTTACTTTGAAAATACGCTTCAACTGGCAGTGTGTTTCATTGAAGATCATGTGCCATCAAAAGGTAAGCAAGCTCAAGGGGCGAGTCCAAATTGTATTCACAGCTTGGATGCAGCACACTTGGCATTGACGGTATACAGAGCTGATTTTCCAATGACAACCATACATGATTCATTTGGATGTTTGTTAGCTGATATGCCGAAGCTGTTTAAATTGGTGAGAGAGACATTTGTGGAGTTATATGCAAATGATCCTCTCAATAGTCTTATGGATGATATACAAGGAGATATTAGTAATGTAGAAATAGGTACGCTCGACTTAAATTTAATTTTAGACTCAGAATATTGTTTTGCATAGGAGTTAATAATGAAACCCGCAAGTAAATGTACAGAAGACGAATGGCACAGGTTAGTCACAATCGACAAAATGATACGTCTTATAAGAGGCAGTGAAGAAGGAGGTACTAGTCAAATTACAGCTGAAATATTTTCAAAAGGTAATTGCGCCAATTTTGCATTGGTGCTATGGTATGCATTCGCTGGTAGCAGACTTGTAAGTAGTTGCGAAATATCTCATGTATGGGTTGAGTATGGTGGAGTGCATTATGATATAAAAGGACGTAACCCCAGTTTGAAAACATTGTTTGAAAATGGAGATGCAAAATTTATAACATGGGAAGAAGCGTTTAGAGATGTAGATAATTACTCTTTCAAAGAAAGAGGTCCAATTTGTTAAACAGGAGATATAAAATGAAGAATACACCTTTGAACAAAATTTCAAGTACAACAGCGCAATCCACTAAGAGAAGTCGTGCAATTGCTGAATTGGCAAATGAAGGGAATATAATTGCACTTGAAAGGTATATGGCCAAGCTTCGATTCAAAACTTTCAACAGGAAGTGGGCACATAACAGAGGCTTCAGTGAGGAAGCTATGAAGGGTACAGAGGCAACTCTGAAAAAGTTCACCAATAAGCTTATGGATAAATGTTGTTTTGTGAGACATAAAAAACATAAAACAGTCGGTATCCTTTATCAATTTTCATATTCAGCAAGAGATTGTAAAAACTTGAGTGTTAGAAGATCTATTGACTGCATCTTTCCGAAAGAAGATGGAGGGCACCAAAGAGTCTCAACACATGGCTTTGTTGTATTTCCTGATGGCAAATACACAACATGGTCTTTAAACATGTTTGAGCCGATACCATCAAAAGAGGGTATGAGCGATTTTATAGGTCAATACAGATGATAGTAAAAGTAGTATTTGAACCCGGAAGGGCTAGAGCATACGCATACAGATACTTTGGAGAAACACCTGTTAAAAATCAACTTGTCGTCGTGGAAATACCCGACAGGTTTGGTTTCAATCTGGCAAAGGTGGTGCAAGTTGGCGGTGAAGAGCTTGTGCCTGAAGGTGTAACATTGAAAAATGCTTATTATGATTTGACAACAATGAGAAAGGAGAAACACAAAGATGTTTGAGTATACTCCCGAAGGTTATGAGAAAGCAGTTGAATATCTAAAAGAGATCGGAAAATACGAGCTAATTGAAAATGAGCTTTCACGCGATGGTTATACAACAGTGCGTTTGGCAAATGAATTCAAGGAGAAAGAAAATGAAGCAGTATAAAAACTTAATGCAAATAAGAATGGACGAAAGTTGTCCAAAAGAAATGTTGATGGAAGCCGATAACTTGGTACATTCCACCGAAGATGATGGAGTGAACCTTTCAGACGAATCTTTCATAAGCCTTTACGGTGGTGATTTCTTTTTGGTTGAAACTGAAGAGGATCTGAAACAAATTTTCACAATGGTGGAAGATGAAGCCAATAGCAAATGGTTAGATATCACAGAAGTAGCTTCTACATTTGACGAAGCGCGGTACACAGCTTCTGGAAATTTTGCAGTATTCTGCATGATCACAAATAACGCAGGAGGACCTATTTGGTACATTCCTCGCGTAATTGCAAACACATGTTTGAATATTGAAAAAAGTATTAGACTCTCCAATGACGGAGAAATTGCCCAATACTCCATAGATTAAGGTTCAATATGTTAATAACAAGAACCTCTAAAATATCTGGAGAAACAAGAACACTTGAAATGCCTGTAACTCAAGAACAACTTGATAGCTGGTACAATGGTGAATTGATTCAAAAGGCAATGCCAAATCTAACTGATGCTCAACGGGAATTCATAAAGTCGGGCATCATAGATGAAGAATGGGATGAAATGTTTGATGCTTAATCAGGCAGCCCGTTAAATTAACCCTCATGTGAATTTTATAAAAGAGTAAAGAATTATGCCAATTATTAAAGAAGTGGAAATCTGGTGGTCAAAATTATCTCCTAAGCACCCTAACACAAAAGTGGCTGGGCAGACAGTGAATCCTCGCTGGGAATTACAAATGAGAACCAGTAACAAAGACACCAAGAAAGAATTGGAAGGTTACGGCTTTAAAGTGACAACCGAGGAAGACGAAGTCAACGGTGGTTTATATTACAGAGCAAACATTCAGAAGAACACACACTCCAAAGATGGTAATGAAAATCAGCCTGTGGAAGTTGTGGATCGTAAAATGCAACCTGTGGATCCAAGGTCTATTGGTAACGGCTCTTTGGGCAATATTCGCTTCATGGCTCCAAAAGATAGCAAGGCCAAAATCCTACTGGGCGTTCAAATCTTGAAACTCGTGAAGTATGAGTCTCAGAACTCTGATGGATTCGAAACTTACGATGATGCTGAGGAAGAAGAAAGTTTCTCAGAAGAAACATCATCGGCAACTCCAACACCACCTTCAAGAAGACCTGCTGCAGCATTCTAATTGACACAAATATGGACTACCTTGACGGGTAGTCCTTTTATTTCCAAAGGAGGAAAAATGAACAATTATGAGTATGTTTTTATAAATAGTGAGACTGGCGAGATTCATCTCAAAACCACCAATTTTGATGCAATTCCGTACGAAGATTTAATTAAGACAGGGTATACGCAAGTATTCAGAAAACAACATAACGGAGATGATTATGTTGGATCATTATATTCGGTGGCTGAATATGAAGAGTGGCGTTCCAAGCTTGAAAAGAATTTTGCATGGAGTCAAAAATTCGTGCATGCAGTCACTCCGAGTCATTATCAAAATTACATTGATGATTATCAATGGATTGATGCAATGTCTAGGTTGCCCACAATGAAAGATCCAAAAAGTTTTCAAACAGCCTTGGAACTTCAAATCAGGAAATATCTTGACAGGAATGGTAAAAAAGATGCACCGCTGCAAGAACTCAAAAAGGCGAGATTTTATCTTCAGTACTTGATCATGTACATTGAAAATGATAATCAACCCATTCTGGCGAAAGATGTTCAAAAAATCTTTGGAGATGAGAGATGCTAACTACTTTGTTGATAATATGGGTTATTCTAGGTGTAATTGCATCCTTCATTGAATATAAATGTAACGTATGGTATAAATTTACACTGAAAGATTTTATATTTCATTTTATTTTACTCCCTCTTTTAGGTATTATTTCAGTTGGTATTGTGGTAGAACTCAGAGGTGAAGAAATAGTATTATGGAGATATGACGATGAGAATACTCTTTGACATCGAGACAGATAATCTGCTGAGAGATGTCACGGAGATGCATCTCATGTGGATCATTGACATTGACACAGGCGATAAACAATACTTCTTAGAGGACGATCTTCGCTGGAAATCAATATTTGAAAAAGCTACCTTGGTGATAGGTCATAACATCATTGGTTATGACTTAATGGTACTTCGTAAGTTATTTAATGTGAGACTGCCAAGAGACTGCAGTATTCACGACACTTTGGTAATGTCACAAGTTTTAGATTATAAGCGATTCGGCAACGCAGGTCATAGTTTGGATGTGTGGGGTCAAGCTCTTGGTTTTCCAAAAATTGATTTCCATGATTGGACACAATTCAGTCAAGAAATGCTTGAATATGGTGAACGAGACGTGGATCTGAATTTGATGATCTATGATGTCCTTGTGGATGAGCTGACTGTATTAATGCAAAAAGCACCTCAAATTGTATTGTATCTCAAGGCCGAACATGCAGTGTCTATGTGGTGTGCCGTGGCTTCTCTTGAGGGTTGGCCATTTGATCTTGACTATGCTCTTGAGATGGTCAAGAGACTTGAAGCTGAGAAAGACAAGGCATATGCTGCACTGTCTTTTAGACTTGGAATCAAGTGTGTCGCCAAGGATAAGAAGTTGGGCAAAGTTGAGTGGAAAGAACCAAAATGGACTAAGCAAGGTTGTTACAATTCTCACACTGCAAACTGGTTTGAAATTGATCCTTATAGCGGTTTTGAAGGTGAAGAAAGAATGATTCTTGGACCATACTCCAGAGTGGAATTCAAAGAATTGAGCCTCGATTCAATCACCGACGTAAAGCTTTTCCTGTTCAGAAATGGTTGGGTTCCCACAGAATACAACTACAAAACAGATCCAATTACATTCAAGAAAATCCAAATGTCTCCAAAGATTACGGAAGACAGTTTAGAATTCCTTGGAGGTGACGGTAAACTTTACGTTGATTTCTTGACTGCAAGTTCCAGATTGGCTGTGTTGAAAGGTTGGATCGAAAACACAGATTCTAATGGCAGACTTCATGGAGACTGCATGACAATTGGGACACCCAGTATGAGAGCCAGACATTCCATCATCGTGAACGTTCCGTCTGCTGACAGCAAGTGGGGCAAAGAAATGAGAAGCTTGTTCAGCTGTCTTCCTGGTTGGAAGCTTGTTGGTTGTGACTCTGCAGGTAATCAAGCCAGAGGTTTGGCGCACTACTTGGGAGATCAGACTTTTATTGATACACTACTACACGGAGATATTCATCAGTTTAACGCAGATACGCTGACAGGGGTACTTGCTGATATGGGAATTAACCATGTTGTGCCAAGATCTGTCGCAAAGCGTATTCTATATGCTTTCTTGTTTGGAGCAAGTGGATCAAAACTTTGGAGTTATATCTTTGGATATTTTGACGATAAAAAAGGCAAGAAACTTAAGGAAGGCTTTGTGAAGGCTGTTCCAGGGTTCAAGATGTTAACTGAAAAACTTGAGAAAATTTACGGGAGCACAAGTAAAAATGGAGAGGGCTACATACCTTCTATCGCTGGTAATCGCATTTACGTTGATTCCTTTCATAAGTTGCTTGTATATCTTTTGCAGTCTTGTGAGAAAATCACTTGCAGTGCAGCGGTTATGCTTGCGATGGAAAACTTGGAAAAAGAAAATATTCCATATATTCCACTTATATTCATGCACGATGAAATAGACTTCATGGTACCTGAAGAACATGCAGAAAGAGCACGAGAAATTGGAGTAAACGCCTTCAGAGAGGGGCCAAAACTATTCGGAGTTAATATTATGGACGGTGATGGTAAAATTGGAGACTCGTGGTATGATATCCATTGATGATTATAGGGTGATAAAGAATGTATTATCTAACAATGAACTGGAGCAAGTAAAAGATAGGTATTCTAATAATTTATTTACGCCAATTGATATAGGCGGTACTGACTTGTATTATTCTGACCTGAGCTTTAGAGTAAAGTCGTGTATAGAGTTGGCTGTGTCAAAAGAACTTGGAAGGCAGCAAAGAACAATTGCATCTTTCGCAAGGTTGAACGATGAGACAAAAGATACAAGCATTCGTATACATTCTGATGGAAATATATTCGGCAGGAGACCCAAATGGGCTTCTGTGCTGTATTTGGAAACTGACAATGAAAGCGGAACTGCTTTATTCACGTCTAATACCCATGGGGACAGGGCACTGACTAAAGACAAGATATTCAATAGTATGGAGGATTTTGAAGTATGGCATTTCAATCCAGCCATTGAAAATTCAATTTTTCTATACAAAGCAAACCTGTTTCATGGAAGATATCCGTTTCACTGCAAAAATCGCAGAGTTGTGTTAGTTTCATTTTTTGATTAAGGAGATTAAATGAACGTTCAAGAATATTTACTGGCTTGTTTGTCAGAAGAGCTTGCAGAAGTGCAACAATGTGTTTCCAAATGCCAAAGGTTCACACCGCATCACACTGCACCAGGTTATCCAAGAACCAACTTTGAAGAGTTGAAAATGGAATTGTCTGATGTGTTTGCAATAACGGCTCTGCTGAAAGCCGTTTGTGGTTTGGATGTGGAGCCTTATCCAGATCGAATGGCAGAAAAGATAGACAGAACCTTACGTTACATGGAAACCTCAGTTGAATTGGGAGCATTGGATGAGCGTCCTTCTAATAATTGATGGTGATGTTCTTTGCTACCAAGCCTGTAAAGCAAGGTGGCAAACAAAAGTTCAATATCAAACAGTCACGTCATTGGACGGTGAAGAACAAGAAGTACCGATAATTGAGCTTGATGAAGATGGTAAAAGAAAGGCTCTTGAATATACTAAGGAGGAAGACGCAAAATATTTGAGAGAGTGTTTGGACAACGTTAAAAAAGACTTTCAAGAGCTTTGTGACAGGTTCTACGCAACAGATGCTTTAATGGGTGTCAAAGGCGAAGACAATTTTAGGAACCTGATGTACGAGGGTTATAAAATGAATCGTCATAAAGACCCGAATAAACAAAATAGTTTTGTCCCTGTGCTTAGAAAGCTTTTGGTACACGAAGAACTTGCTGTGGAAGCACATGGTAGAGAAGCCGATGATCTCATGAGGATCTGGGCTGAAGAAGCACGCTCAAAAGGCATAGACTTCATCATCTGCTCCATAGACAAGGATCTTCGTTGTATTCCAGGTAAGCATTACAACATGAAGAAACAGGAGTTGACAGAGGTTTCTGAAGAAGATGCGCATAGGTTATTCTATGAACAACTTTTGAAAGGTGATCCGACTGACAATATTCCTGGCATACCTCGTGTCGGTGATGTAAAGGCTAAAAAGCTACTTGCTGATGTTTCGATTGAAGATGAGTTTCAGTATGTGGTCGTGGAAGAATATATGAGAGCTTACGGAGACGAATGGCTTGAATATTTGCTGGCAAACGGTAAGATGTTGTATTTACAAAAAGACATGAATGACTACTTCTGTTGTTCACATTGGGATATTATTAGGAGCATAAATGGTGATTCCTAAAGTAATCGTGAAACCGTTGAGTAAAAATGGACATTGGCATTTTGAAGAACCGATGGACAAAGATGCTTATTCGGGTTTCATATATGTGATTCGAGATCCCTTTATGAAACGCTTCTATCTTGGAAAGAAACTTTTCAAAGGCTCAGGTAAGTTAAATAAAGGTCAAGAATCAAATTGGAAAACATATTGCTCTTCAAGTAATTCAATTTCAGAAATGTTGGCCGAAAGACCAAAGACTGATTTTGAGTTCATTTGCATAGAGCAATACAAAGCCAAAGGAGCACTTTCATACGCAGAAACATGGTCTTTGTGCCACGTGGAAGCACCGACCAAGAAGGAATGGTACAACAAACGTATCGAAAAGATTTCTTGGAATGTGAGTGAAAATATAACCGAAAGACATAAAGAACGTTTAAACAAAGCCCTGTCTTGGGGCGATTTCAAAGGAGAAATATAAAATGAAAATTATTGCACGTGTAATTGGAGCTTTTGTTTTACTGGGTCTTGCTGTAGAATTTTTCTATACAGGTTTTAAATTGGCACTTCATCTACATGACTTATCTGAATTTGCTTCACAGGATTATTTGGCAGTAATGCTTCTTTGTATTTTTGCAATAAGAGCCATTTCAAAATTGTTAAATAAAGATGAGGCGTAATTGATGGGTAAGGTTGTCGTAAAAGATCAGCCTTGTTTGAGTAAGAGTTGTGGATCGTCAGATGCTCGTCAGATATATGAAGACGGCACTTCTTTCTGCTTCTCTTGCCAATCATTCTTTCCAAAACAAGACCATGAGGATTATGTGGAACATAAGAAAGAATATTCAAAGAAGTTGACAGTTGATGACATAAAAGAGCTTCCGTGCAGAGGCTTTGCTGAGCGTGATATTTCAAAAGATGTCACTGAATTCTTTGGAGTCAGAGTCGCATACGGAGAAAACGGTGAAATTGACACTCACTATTATCCGTACGACAAAGACAAAGCTTACAAAATACGTAAGCTTCCAAAGACATTCAGCTGGGTAAACAAATCTGATGAGCTATTTGGTAGAGACAAGTTCAACGGTGCAGGTCGAAGACTCATAATTACGGAAGGTGAGATTGATGCAATGTCTGTTGCACAAGCTTCCCTGGATAAATACAAAAAGATTTATCCCGTGGTAGGTATGTCGTCTGCAAGTATGGTGAAATCTCTGATTGAACATCGTGATTGGATCAGGTCTTTCAATGAAGTTGTGTTGTGTCTTGATTCTGATGAGGCTGGTCAAAAAGCCACTGAAGAAGCAATCAAGATCATTGGCATTGATAAGGTCAAAATAGCTAAATTGCCGCTCAAAGATCCAAACAAGATTCTTCTTGAATTGGGTGGAAATAAGTTATTGCAAGTCATATTTGATGCAGCTCCTTATGTACCGTCTGGAATCATAACTCCAGATGAAATATGGAAAGCAATTGAAGAACGTGACAAAATACCTGCAACACCATACCCTGACTGTATGTCTCGAATAAATAAGAAGCTCAAAGGTCAAAGACTCAATGAGATAACTTTATTTATATCCGGTACAGGATCGGGCAAATCAACACTGCTAAGAGAGATAATGTTAAATAACTTAGCCATAACAGAAGATAAAATTGGCATTATATCATTGGAAGAAACACCGGCTGAAACAGGCTCTAAGCTTTCTGGTATGGCAATCAGTAGAAACCCTGCAAATGAGGAAATACCACTGGAAGAGCTGAGAGAAGGTTTTGATAAAGTCTTCGGTGATAACAGAGTTGTACTTCTGAACCATGAAGGCAACTTCACGGATGGTTCAATTCTGGACAAGATTGTTTATATGTGTTTAATTGGATGCAGATATGTATTCATAGATCACATCACAATCTTGGTCTCTGAAGGTGTTGCAGATTTAACAGGCAATGAAGCACAAGACAAGATGATGAATGATTTATCAAGAATTGTTCAGAAGCATCCTGTGTGGATTGGCTTAGTATCTCACTTGAGAAAAGCTCCAAGTGGTGGTAAGTCATTTGAGGAGGGTAGATTACCATCATTGGATGATATCAAAGGTTCAGGCTCCATTAAGCAAATCAGTTATGACATTATAGCCTTTGCAAGAAATATGGCAGCCGAAACTGAGAATGAAAGAAACACAGTACATACTTCTGTACTTAAGGCGCGTACAACAGGTCAAACTGGCCCATGTGGGGACTTGTTTTACGTACATGAAACTGGAAGAATGATTGAGGCTCCACACGATGACGAGTTCACTTCTATTTAAACAAAGGAATAAAAATGCTAACAAAAGAAGAATTACCGAAGATCGAAACTCCTTGGTCAACTGTGGGTTATTTAACTTACAAAAGAACCTATGCAAGAAAGCTGAACGAAGTGTCAGATGAGACAGAGGAATTTCCTGACACTGTGTTACGTGTAATCAATGCATGTGACGAACAATTTGGTTGTGGCTTCACAAAAGATGAAGAATACCGATTGGCTTTACATTTATTGGGTTTAAAAGGCTCTGTGGCAGGTCGCTATTGGTGGCAAGCTGGTACAGCAACAGTTGGTAGATATGGGTTGGCTTCATTGCAAAATTGTGCCTTCACAACAATCGATAGCCCTGTCAGACCATTCACATGGGCGATGGACATGCTGGCTTTAGGCAGTGGTGTGGGTTTTAACATTCAGAAAAAGAATGTGGAAAAGCTGCCTGCGGTCAAAGATTGGTTCAGAGCACCGACAAGAGTTGACAATGGTGGTGCAGATTACATCATTCCGGACTCAAGAGAAGGTTGGGTTAAATTCTTGGGTAAAGTTCTTAAGTCTGCATTTTTAAGTGAGACAGCAGACAATGGCACTTTTACGTATTCCACACAAGCCATCCGTGGTAAGGGAACTCCAATTAAAGGTTTTGGCGGAGTTGCAAGCGGTCCAGAAGATCTCTGCTGGGGTATCGGTGAAATATCCAAAATACTCGAAAACAAGAAAGGAAAGAAGATCAGACCTGTAGATGCATTGGATATTATGAATGTTATCGGTGCAATTATTGTGGCCGGTAATGTCCGTAGAAGTGCTCAAATTGCAATTGGTGATCCCGATGACGTTGAGTATCTATTGGCAAAAAACTGGAGCATGGGGAATATACCATCATATCGTGCAATGAGCAATAACAGTGTAATATGTAATGATATCAATGATTTGCATGAGTATTTCTGGAGAGGCTATGAAGGAGGCTCTGAGCCCTATGGCCTTATTAATCTAGATCTTTCACGTAAAATAGGTAGACTTGGAGAATTTGAGTATCCAGACCCAGACGTAGAAGGTTATAATCCGTTAAAGCTAGCGGCCTAATAGAGTAATCTATTTTGAATTAATTTATCTAAATTCAGGGGAAGTCTTTATAGACAATCCTGATCCAACCCGATATGGGAGGAGCAACGACTATGAGTAAAGATTTGAATAAACGTTTGTATTCTTATGCAATGTTTGATGGATGTCTTCAGTATTTTGGAGAATCAATTAATGCATGTTTGGTAATTAATATGTTAGAAAAACATAGAGATTATCTAGAAAAAGTAATATTAACACTGGAAGAGATTCCGTTAGGTTATAAATTAACGGAACCTAAAATTTACACAGCAGATGGCTTTAACAGAGAGCAACAGTTAAGGTTGCAATCTAAAAATCATCCTAAATTAACAAAGATAGCAGAAAGAATTTATTTAGATGGTAGGAAGGTAATTGATCCCCATATGTTAACAATGATGGATGAAGAAATGCTAGCAATAGCATTCATGGCAGATGGGAGCCGTTACCAAGATAAAAGATGGGCTAATTCAAAACCTTCTTATCGATTGCATTTAAATAATTTATCTTATGGTGATTTAATGTTAATTAAAAGATCATTGAAAGATACCTTTGGTCTGGAAATAAATACCAGAAAAAAGGGTAATAAATATGATTTAGCTGTACCAAATGCACACTCAGAATTGTTTGAAGAAATAGTTTCTGAGTATGTTCTTCCATCATTTCAATACAAGCTCGGATGATAAACCCCTGAAAAGGGTGGTGATATAGTCTGTTCTATGTGGCGACACATAGAGATTAGCAGAAATGACTAATCCCTGCAAATGCAGGTAACAATAGAGGTGCTGAACAATCATTGGCAAATTTTGAGACATGCTGTTTGGCAGAAATTTTCTTGCCAAATATTGAATCGAAAGAAGAGTTATTTGACGTAGCTCAATTGCTGTATCGCATAAACAAACATTCATTGCTCTTACCTTCTCATAATAGAGAAACAGAACATATTGTTCACAAGAACATGCGAATGGGTATCGGTGTCACTGGTATTCTCCAAGCAACTGAAGAACAAATCGATTGGTTGGATGAATGTTATGAATTCTTAAGAATATTTGATGAAGAATATTCAGAAGAAAACAACATGAACCGTTCAATCAAGTTGACAACCGTAAAACCTTCTGGAACATTATCACTGTTACCAGGTGTGACTCCAGGTATTCATCCTGCATATGCACAGTATATGTACAGAAGAATACGCATCGCGGCTTCGCATTCTTTAGTCGGTGTATGTAAAGAAAATGGTTACCCTGTGGAATTCGTGAAGAACTTTGATGGTTCTGAAGATTACAACACAGTGGTGGTGACATTTCCTTTCAGTTATCCAGAAGGTACTGTATTGGCTAAAGAAATGACAGCAATTGATCAGTTAAAGATGATCAAAAAGCTGCAATCAATTTGGTCTGATAACAGTGTAAGTTGCACCGTGTATTATCGCAAGGAAGAGATTGAAGATATCAAACAATATCTAAGAGAAAACTACAAGCATAATCACAAATCATTGTCGTTCTTATTACATTCTGATCATGGGTTTGCTCAAGCGCCTTTCGAAACGATAACAAAAGAACAATTCAATGATCTTGTCGGTAAAACAAAAATCATCTCATCACTGACCGGTAACATTGATTACGAGTCAAATGATGAGTGTGCAAGCGGCATTTGCCCAATTAAATAAAGGAATAAAAATGGAAAATAATCAAGAAGTATTGGTCGAAGAAAATACGGTTGAAATCCAAGAAGCATCAGTTGAAAATCGTTTTGACAATGATGAGGCGAGAGCTGACTTGGAATATATCAACACAGTCATCCAAGATAATATAGGCGAACCATTGTTGTTCATGTTGACTGCGGTGCAACAGAGCTTTTTACAGTCGGAAGCCGTGAAGGAGTCTTTGAACGCAGATATTGCCTTCTTGCAGGTAGATATTGGATCTAACAAAGCAGTCATGGATGGTTTGGTCGCAATTGCGAATGTTGCAAGCGGCACCGATGTGACCAACTGCAGTGATTTTGTGAGAAATAATTTCTTCGACTTGGCTCGGAGAGCAACAGGCATCTTGGGATTTGTGGAAAAACCTCAGTAATACAATATGGGATACATTTCGGTGTATCCCTTTTATTTTGAAAAAGGAGAGGAGCATGCTGGGCAGTGAAATTGTCATAGAAAATAAGACTTATGTGGCAAGACGAGAGCAAATCGAAGGCGCATGTGATGGGTGTGAACTTCAAGGAAAATGTCCTTATGATGAGCGTGAAGGAACTTGTAAATTTATTTATAAAATGAGGGCGAGAGAAAGTGGCGATGTCTTTTTATACGAGGGTGTGGAGTATATTGCGGAGAAAAGTAGAAGTGGTTGCGATGGCTGTGAATTCGAAGATGATAATCTTGCAGAGGCCTGTATATCATCCGCAAACACTGGCGGCTGCAGTTCACTTATATTTAAATTGAAAGAGAAAAAGGAGAAGAAAATGCTAGAAAATGAAATCATGGTGAATGGTAAATTATATATACCAGTGAAAGAAGAATTAACACGCTCATGTGATGGTTGTGAATTGACAGAAAGTTGCCCTTTTGCGCCTGATTATACAAGTTGCAAATTCATTTATAAGGAAAAAGAAATGCCAGTTGAAATTGATAATCACAGATACTTATTAGAGGTCATTGGAAGGGGGCTTCCGACAAAGGTTCACAAGTCAAGATCAGCTGCAGACACAGAGGCCAGAAGATTGGCAATGATCAATCCTGGCAAGTCTGTGTTTATTTACACAGTGATCGGGGAGTATAAGGCGGAAGAGCCTAAGGTGGAGTTCAAAACACTATGATCAACGATCCTGCATTAATAAAAGATCTGGATGAACTCGTAAAAAAATATGAGATTGATAAAGTGCTGAACGGCACTTCTTTTGTCATTGCAGACAGTATTTTGCATCATTTGAAAATGCTCGAAACAATGAGAGTCCAAGAAGAGCTGAGCAAAGCTTTTGAGAACGGTGATTTTTACGCATATGTTGAACCTAATTGGGAGTGAAGATGGGAAGTGATGAAGTATTTTTGGCTCTGTCACAATTGGCCGAAGAACCGAGCAAGAATTCCAAGATTGAATATCTCAAGGAGCTAATGAAAGATGAATTTTTTCTGGACGTCATCAGAAAAGCTTATGATCCATTCATCACATTTGGTGTCAAAAATATCGAGTTGACCTTTGAAAGAGGAGAAGGTCAATTCAATTTTGGAACCAATTCTCTGCTGAGAGCTTTGCAAAAGAGAGAACTGACAGGGAATGCTGCAAGAGATGCTGTATCAAAAGAGCTTGAGAGGCTCTCGTATATGTCTCGTCTCTTGCTGCTGAACATATTGAATAAGGATTTGAGAGCAGGTTTTGACGTAAAATCCATCAACAAGGCAAGAAAGGGCACAATACCTGAATTTCCATATATGCGATGTTCATTACCAAGCGAAGTGAATCTTGAACGTTGGGATTGGAAAGGTGGTATTATTGTGCAAGAAAAAGCCGATGGTCTGTTTTGCAATATGATGAAATTCACGGCAACCACTGTAATGCAAACCAGAAATGGTCAACAATTTCCCGACAAGCCTTTCAAGACCATTCAAGATGAGTATTTCAAAGAATTTCCAAATAATACAGTTTCAATGGGGGAAGTATTGGTGATGAGAGATGGTGTAGTCTTGTCTCGTAAAGAAGGTAATGGAGTAATTAATCATGTGATGAAGGGAGGTGAGTTTGATAATAATGAAAAACCAATCTTAAAGCTTTGGGACATAGTGGATACAACGGAGTATATAGCCAAACAATCCGTCACCCCTTATTATTCAAGACTTGCACGCTTAAGAGACCCTGTATCTTACTGTAAAGATATTTCTTTGATTGAAACACGCTTAGTCACAAGTTATCGTGAAGCAATTGAATTTTACAAAGAAGCGCGTAAGCTTGGAAAAGAAGGTGCGGTGGCAAAGACTCTTGAAGGTATTTGGAAATCACACACATCAAAAGATCAAGTTAAGTTAAAGAACGAATCTGTGTGTGAGCTGAGAGTGCTCGATTTTCTTCCAGGTACAGGTAAAAACTATGATACGTTTGGTTCATTACTGTGTGTGTCTGAATGTGGAGAATTGTCTGCTGCGGTGTCTGGATTTACGGATGCAAAGAGATTGGAAATTCACCTAAACAGAGAAAAATGGAGAGATTCGATTATATCAGTCAAATTCAATGAAGTAATCAATGATAGAAAACTGGGTTGGTCTTTGTTTAGTCCAAGGTTCGAAGAAGAGCGTTTTGACAAAAATACAGCAGACACATTAGAAAGAATTCAACAAATTGTAAAGGAGATTTAAAATGGGTATGAAAAAGTCTACGATTGAAATGGTCATCAGAAACAAAGTGGATGCTTTATTGAAGACAATTGATAATCCAGAGCTCGTTGAATTAATGAGACAAAACATCATCGTAAGCGGTGGTTGTATCACGTCAATGTTATTGGGTGAAAAAGTCAATGACTACGACATCTATTTTCGTAACTATGAAACCGCATTGTCGGCCACAGAATATTATGTCGAGAAATATAAAAGCAACATGGAGTCGGAGACTACTAAAAAGCATATTCAAGTCGAAAAAGCAGTGATAACAAACATCAAAGGGATTGACGAGGATCGCATAAAAATCATCGTCAAAAGTGAAGGTGTGGCCGGAGATATTGAAAACGTACTTCTCACAGAATTTGAAGAGTCTGACACACTGGAAGAAGCTGAAGAACTCGTCAATGTCGCCAGGGATAAGAAAGACAAATATAGACCTGTTTTCCTCACAGACAATGCAATCACTCTAAAAGATAGAGTTCAGATCGTGATAAGGTTCTTTGGTGAACCAAGCGAAATACATGAAAATTATGATTTCGCTCATTGTAAGTGTTATTATGACTACAACGCAAGAAACCTTGTGTTACCTCAAGATGCCTTGGAAGCAATGCTTTCCAAAACATTAATCTATCAGGGTAGTTTGTATCCTCTCGCTTCAATTTTCAGAACACGAAAATTCATCTCGAGAGGATGGAGAATTACAGCGGGACAAATGCTGAAAATGATATGGCAGGCACATGATATAGACCTTCATGATCCTGCTGTATTGAAAGAGCAGCTCATAGGCGTTGACAGCGTATTTATGGGCACTTTACTTCACGAGTTGGACAAGAATAAGTCAGACAGAATTGACCAACTTTACTTAGCTAAATTAATTGACACAATATTTGAATGAAAACAATGAATCCAAAAATCGGTGAAACTTGGTTGGATAGATCAGGCTCCAGAATCACAATCATCAATACCTACGAAGGCGAAAAACCTGTTGTTGGTATGAATGACAAGAAAGTTCTTGTGGCTTACACGAAAGAAGGTTTGATAAATGGACCTAAGTTTCCTCATCCATATGACTTAATTTCAAAAACAAATTGACACAACTTGCCCTCTTAACGGAGGGCTTTTATTTTAAAGGAGACTATATGACTGTTATACAAGAATTGCTTGAAGAAATAAAAAAGAAAATACATGGGGCAAAATGAGTTGGTCGCATTGATTGCTGAAGTATTGGCTAGACACACTAAATAAGGAGAAACAAATGAACAATAAACCGTTAGTAATTTATCACAAAGGTTGTTTGGATGGTATTGCGGCTGCAGCCGCATTTTATGATGCCGCAGGCGATTATTACGAATACTTTGAAGGTGTATACGGAGAGCCTATACCAGACGTGAAAGACCGTGTTGTGTACATGTTGGATTTCAGTTATAAAATGCCTGAGATGATTGAGATTTTGAAACAAGCCTCTGTGGTGAATGTCTTGGATCACCATGAGTCTGCAATAAATGAGTTACACAAGATACCTATCGAGTATGGCAATTTGAACATGAGCCACTGTACAACAACAAAATCCGGTTGCATAATTGCTTGGGAGTATCAATTCGGAGTCAGACCTTCACAACTTTATCGTCACATCGAAGACAGAGACTTATGGAAATTTGAAATGGAAGGCACAAGAGAAATTTGTGCAGCTTTGTATTCGGGACAACCCACATACAAAAACTTAACAGATTTGACATTATCTCGCTTGAAGTTGATTGGAAGTGCCTTGATCAAAGACCATGACGCAAATGTGGAACGGATAGTTGCAACTTGTGCCAGACCGTTTGTGTTAGATAACGAGGTTAGTTTGGATGAAGGTCAAAGGTTGCTTGTGCAAATGGCAAATGCAAATCACATGTATTCTTCTGACGTCGGCAATCTACTTGCAAAGCAAAAAATACATGGTGTCGGAGGTACATATTACGACACGGAAACACATCGTAACTTCAGCTTAAGATCTACGAAAGATGGTCTGAACGTGGCAAAAATCGCAGCCAATTACGGAGGTGGCGGTCATGAACACGCAGCAGGATTTAGGGTTTCGAGAGATCATCCATTGGCAAAGATATGAGACACCCAAATGTAAGAAATATAAGCTTTGAACATCACGAAAAGATTTGCAGATTATGCAGTTCGACTTTGTGTCAAAGTGGTGCATATTTGGAGTTTAAAACAAAACCTGGGAGGCGAGTATGGATATGTAGATTGTGCATCGAGAAGGGCAACTCTTCAATAGTCCAGCACAATATTCAAGAGGGCAAATTAAAGCCTTTGGATTTTGTCACGGGCGACGCACGGCATGGCTGTGACTTTACCTGCCCCAAAAAACGTCGAGACGCATGCCCAGCGGCTGCAGAAACGGCTAAAGTGCAGGAAAAACTGCTCGAACTCACAGAGTTGTTGAAGCGGCTCCAAGCCCGTTAAATTAACCCTATTACGAAAAATGATCGTAGTGTTCGAGTTTCAAACCACGTCGATGGTTATATCGACATTTCATAAATTGGCAATATCGCCACTATTTTTTATCAAAAGGAAAATCAAATGACACAATTAAAGCAAGTATTTCAAGCGGCTGACGGCACAACTTTTGACACTAAAGCAGAAGCTTTGAGCTATATGCGTAAGCCAAAGATTGAAGCCGCTTTGAATGCTTTTACAAAAGATGCATCATTGTCTGAATGGTTGATCGAAAATTCAAAAGCGATCAAAAATGCTTTCGATACCGGTGCCATGAGACGTATCACAAAATCTGATGCGGCTAAAATTGCAAAAGCAATTGAAGCAATCAAAGAGGCAAAAATCAAAGGTACAGAGTTCCTGTTGGAAATCTGGCCAGAAATAGATGTAAAGTACAAGCCTGTAAAACGTATGGTTGATTCTGAAAGAGAATTGGCTATCCGCAATACTCTACAGGCTCTTGAAGGCGGTAGTGAAGAATTGGCAGTTTGGATCATCACAGTCAAAGATGCTATCTTAGAAGCATACGAAGCTGGTGTTGAAAAACGTCAAGTCAATCCTGCGGCTTCTGAAGGCTTGGCAGCTTATCGTGCTAAGAAAGCGGCTGAAAAAGCTGCTAAAGAAGCTGGTGAAGACGACAGTGAAGTTGAAGAAGATTAAGAACCACTTATGACCACGGTTGTGTGTCATTCTTAATCAAAAGAACGTCCTGAGCATGACATGAAAACTGCTCTCCTCATAAAACAATCCTTGCACCTAAACGTTCCTCCTTTACGTAGCATGCAATGCTATTTGTTTTTCCCCCACGGATTTATTTCGTGGGGCTTTTTTCAACCTTCAAAACTAAGAGTATGTTATTATTTTTAAGAGTATTGAGTATTTCGTTATGTATATTGCTGGTGGCTATCGTCGGCATTCAATTTGGTCACGACATCGCTGAAAAGGCACATTATGAACTTACAAGTGTTAATCAACAACAGACTTCCGTTGAACAACCAACAAAGAGCAAGTTTGATCTTCCTGTTGACAAGAGGGTGCCATAGTTCAATGGCCACAGTTGTGAGAAGTGTAATAAACAATAGTTTCTACTCTTCATTTGACGGTAAAGATTTCGCAAAAGATTTCAATGTGAGAGAGGATATCATCGAGTATAAAGGAAAACAAAAAATTGGTCTAATCAGAAATAAATTGGTGGAAATTAATGGATAATGTTAAAGAAGTAATCATAACAAGCAACAATGGGATGGTCGATTTGACCACAGATTTGAATCTTTTATGGGGCTTGATAAACTTTGCAATTGAAAATGGTTACCTGGATGACCTTGAGAATAAAGAATACGAAGAAGCATTGGCAATTTTAGATATTTTAGAAAAGGAGATGTAACAATGATTTCATATGACGCAGCGTGTAGACAAAGTGAGCAATTGATGAAAGATTATCCAGGCCACCAAATGTTGGCTCACATGATCAACAACATCATGAAGGGCGCCAAGCCACCTAAAAAGAAAGGCCCAAGTGTAATCGGCAGAAACTATGCTCACAAAGGTACTAAGAAAGAATATCCAAGTGGATATAACACAGCAAGCCGCTTGGCATAAGTAAAATACCGGACATTACCTTAAAGGGTTGTGTCCGGTTTTATTTTGAGGTTAATATGTGTTTACTCACAAATAAAGAGAAAGAGTATTTTGATCTGAGAGCCAGTGCATTATCTGACAAAGAGTTGCAACTTGCGGTGGATAAATTCAGAAAGCAATCAGCTCATTATGCTGCGTCCGCAGATTACTTAAACAAGATTTTAAAGAGGAGAAGGAGAAATGCCAAAATACACACTGATGCTGGTGGTGAGGTCTAAATTTGTGTTCGAAAAACCTCAAACAATGTGGGAGAGGTTGCACAACAAAAAGCCTCAGGTAATGGAACAAGTTTTTGACTCTATCATAACACATCACAATTTAGCGACAGACACTGCACTGGCATTAGAAACTGTTTGGAAAAATAGAAAACACAATATGCAGTATTACTCTACGGAGTGTCAATTGGCTCAGTTGATGTTAGAATCTCTGGGTAATATCATTAAGCTTGAAATAAGTGAAACAAAGGTGCATTAATATGAAAGTTATATACGCAGGATTGAAATATCAAAACAGGTGGCTTTTACAAAGTCTTGAATGTGGTGAGAAATGCCAACAATGGCCAGGATAAAGATCCAATTGTTATATACCAAGACCTTGAGACACTTCTTGAATATGCAAGAAACTATTCTGAATTCAAAGTGACTGATCAAGATGCCAACGATAAAAGAGTTAAAATGGGAGAATTAGCATGAAAGAAATCTTAGAAAAAGAGGGTAAGTTCTTTTGGGTGGTCACACCCACCAAGGCTTTGTCCAAGAGCACAATGGTGCATGAAGTCATCAATCGAGGTGATAAGTTTGCGGTCAACTTGGCCACGGGTGAATTGACCATTGTGGGTAAACCAAAGTGGGAGACGACTGCAAAAAAGGGAGATATAGTTGATGGTATATATCTTGCAAAAGATTCCAATGCATTCCACACACTTTTATTCTGGAATTTCAACGATTTGGTCGTCCAATTGGAAGATCACAAAGTCTTCAGTGAAGCCAAGCTGATCACAATAGTGCGTGGGAATGCGAAACATGTATTGATGTCCAATTCACCGAGATTTTTGTCGAAATTAAAAGACTTTTGTGCTTTATACTTTAAGGATGACCAATGACAATCTATTCCGCAGCTCTGTTGGTTAAATTGACGGCCAAGCACAATCGATATAACTTCGTGCAGAATGGTGGTAAATCAAATTTTTCTCCAAAGAAAGAAGTGTCTGAATGGATGCAAAAAGGGCAAGACTTTGCAGACAGAATGACAACATCTGAATACTATGAAATGCAAGGCAAGCTTCAGGGCAGATGTGATAAGGCTCTTTATTTTACGTTTGATGAAATAAGAGTCAAGGGTAAATCATTAGAAATCATTGAATACAAGATTGCCAAGGAAGATTCACCAAAGTGGTATTTGCAACAATCTTTATTGCAAGTTGCTTTCTGTCAGGCGTTGACGACGAAGGTGACTTCATTAAAAACAGCTGCCTTTGTTCAATCGGACAATCCCCTGGAATTGGATTTGAATGATTACAAAAAGAAACGTTTCATATTGCAATTTGGAGAGACTCGTTATGTGGTTACTGTGAAGGACTCAAAAGAGATTTTGAATTATTATTTTAAGAAGGTGGAAATGCTCGGCAGAAGTTTTGGACATGCTCAAGACTTTGATGAGTATTATGAAAAATTAGGATGGAAACATCTTAAACAATTTTTTAACTATAGAAAGGAGAGATAAAATGTTGTTAGAAATCGGTAAAAAATATATCACCTCTAATGGAGCTATCGTCACTGTAGAGTCTCTCTTAGAGAATGCAGACCATTATGCATTCAATTGCACAATCAGGGATGCCACAGGGTATTATCAAAAATCTGTATACACCCCAAGCGGATATTATTGGTCTGATCAACGAGATCACAAATGGAACATCGTGAGTGAAGCTACTTTTAAATTAAAAGCTGGCAAACGTTATAAAAGCAGAAGTGGTTTTGTCACAACTCCATTGATTTTTAACAATGAGACCGAAACTCTTTACAAATTTATAGGCACAGTCGAAGGCATAACCAGGACTTGGACAGAAGAAGGCATATGGATGGTCACAAGTTCAGAAGAGGAGCTTGACTTGATTGAAGAATATATTGGAGAAAAATACTCTGGTATAAAACTGGAAGTAGGTGTTAAATATTTAACAAGAAGTGGCTCAGTAATAACCCTATTTGATCATAATGATAACGGGTTGTCTTTTATGGGTAGTAATAATTATATCTATACTCTTGGTTACAGAGGTTTTGTGTTTTATGACGAAGAAAGTGAAGGGGATATTATTGGATTGGCTCCTGAACCTTTGGAGGAAGTCAATGTGGATGATATGGCCAGAGACTTTGACTCTCAATGGGAAATATGGAAATGGCTTGTGGAGGGCTTTAAGATCATCTCTAAAGACACTAAAATAATTTATTGGTTTGACAAAGGTAAAATTAAAGCCAATGATGGGAGTGGCGAACGGGATACAATCAACATCTTTTCTGACATAAATGCTTATGAGAAATATCAAGAGCCACCAAAATGGGATGAATTTAAAATCAAAGACAAGGTGCTTTGTCGTGTTGAAAATTCGGCTGGAGCTGAATCTGTTGTTTTGGTAAAACATTTCAATGGCACTTTCTACATAGACATAAATGATAAGGAATGGTTATTCGCCAATCCGATCTCTTTAGATGATATTACAAAATATATTTGGGAGTGTGAATGATGAGTTTAGCTTTATTGATTTATTTGTTGGATTCTTTAGAGAGATTCCATGACATGATGCATGATATATCGGGTGTTGTGTTATTCTGGATACTATTTTTGTGTGGATACTGGATATATAATGCTGTAGAGGCTACAGATATATACAACAAAGAGGAAGTGATTAATAAACACAAAGCCAAGATTGAATGGTGCAAGAAAAAGATTTTTGGTAGTTTATTGATCTTGTTGGCCATCGTATTTATGGTATTTCTTGTACCTTCAAAGAAAACTGGGTACATGATGGCAGGCGCTTACATAGTGCAAAGTTTATCTGACACCGATTTGGCTCACAAGATTTACGATGAGTCAGACAACATATCGGGTAAGGTCATTCAAATCGTGAATAAAGAGCTTGATAAATATTTGGAAGAGCCTAAGGAGGAAAAGAAATGATTGATGTAAATAAGGGGCAAAGAGAGATGCAGAATGCAATGATTCTTAACATACGTAAAAAGTATAAAACAAGAGATGGTCATAAAGTAAACTTGTTGGTTCTGGATTGCGGTGAGCATAAATATCCTGTCAAATTCGAGTATCTGTCGAATAGTGGAGACTGGATTGAATGTTATTGCACAAAAGACGGCAAATATCTCTACAACGGTGTTGAAAACCCTTTTGACTTAGTGGAGGACACAACAATGCAAATTGAAATTGGTAAGAAGTACAAAACAAAGGACGGTGGTGAAGTAAAACTTTACGAAATATTGCCTGATCAATCTTATGCTGTCATGGGTGCAATAAGAGAACGCCACACCAATAGCTGGATCATGGCACATTGGACCATCGATGGTTTTTATTACGGTAAAAATGACGAAATGCCTTTTGATCTTGTTGAGGTTGAAGTTGAAGAAATCGATTGGAGTAAAGTTCCTGTGGACACCAAATTGAGGCTCACTAGCCTATCACCTCGTACAAGCACCAAAAGATATTTTGCAGGGGTGGCTGACAAGAATAAAATAAAAGTATTTTGTGATGGTGCAACCAGTTGGTCAGCATTTGGCACCATAAATTTTGACTTGACAAGCTGGGACGTGGAGATCATCAATGACTGAAATTATCATAAATGTGGAACAAAAGGGAAAAGAAAGTGTTCATAAAGTTGGTAACATTTACCAGTACACAGATGATTGGCATGAGAAGGGGCTTTATATTCTTTCACGAGTTTACAATGACTCGATTGCGTTAATCAGCCTCAATAATGGTAATAGGTTTCATGGGCCAACAGAGGTGGAAAACTCCTGCGAAATCTCCAATGAAGATTTTAATAAATGTGCTCTTGGAAGAATAAATAAATTTGTGTTACTGAATAAAGTCAAAATTGAGGAGATTAGATAATGATCATTGATTTGAACAAAACATACAAAACACGTGACGGAAACCTGTGAGAATCTACTGTGTGGACGGTGGTGGTGAGTACCCTATACATGGTGCGGTTCTAGCGATTGATAAGGAGAAATGGTGCATGGAAAGTTGGACTCCTGAAGGAAGCTATGTTGATGAACGCCCAATGATTTGGTTGAATGAGAGGATCTGAAAGTGGATGACAAGGTGACAGTGAGGATTGGCGAATCTCTGCTGAAGGCGTACCCACTGGTAAGGTCGATCTTGATAATCATTTCATAACCCTTTGACTCTTCCCTCGTGGCTGCCTTTATGGTGGTCATGAGGGAAGATTTTTTTTTTTTTTTATCTGAAAGGCAATTCAGGTTATGACAAACCCGTTAAATTAACCCAAAGTGTTTCTCCGAAATGGAACACCGAGAAAAGATAGAACAATAAGGGTATACTTAGGCTTTGCCTGGGTTACAGATTAGTTAGAGTATATCTTTTAGTACATCAGATTCTTTAATCTCTTTTGATTGAGTTTGTTAATTGTTGATGATAAATCACTTTAATCAGTGTTAATTGTTTAAAACAAACAAAAGAGAGATTGAGTTTGTTAATGATAAATCACTTTAATCAGTGTTAATTGTTTAAAACAAACAAAAGAGAGATTGAATTACAATCGTTAGTGTTCTTGAAGGACACTTTGTACTAATGGATGTGCTTTTTGTTAAGTTGATGAAATTAAAGGTACATTTGTATGGTTGATAAACAAATCACTCAACCAAAGAGTGGTAAACTTGGTAAGCCAAATTATATGATGGGTGGAAAAAGGAGTGTTAAACGACTGGAGAACCTTGGGTTTGACCCTATTGGTGAGCTTGTTGCCACATATCGTAAATTGGAAGAAGAATTGGTGTATTATGAAGGTTGGCGTGATGGTACAATTGTGCCGTTAACCTCGACAGGTAAAGCAAGATCATATGTTGCAGAAGCTCATATGGCTCTTTATGATAAAAGAATAAAAATAGGTGAAGCCTTATTGAGATATGGATACGGCAGAGTGCCAGAAAATGTTGATCAATCTGAAAAGGCACCCATGCCTTTGATTGTCAATTTGACAAAGAAAGGTGAACAATATTGTGTAAATGAAGTGCAGCCAGATGATGATGCATTCGATGTAATTGAAGGTGATTTTTATGAAAATTGATGATGTACTATTTATATCGTACATTGTATTTGCACTGAGTTTTTACCTAGGTGTTTACTTTTATTTTGGTGGTAATGATGACGACTTCAAACATTAGACATTTACCTTCAGCTTTGGTGGAAACAAAAGAAATACTTGAAGATGTGGTAAAACAACAAGACAATATTAAGTCCATTGTGATTGTTGCCAAAACAAAAGATGGTAAAGATATGTATTGGTCCACATCTGCTGAGAAAGCACAAATTTGTTATCAAGTGACCACATTTCTGCATAGATTACTTAATGGAGACTTTGATGCATGATCCAAAGAAAACTTTTGTGGATAATCTTTTGACCACAATCAAAAAAGAAAAATCGGTAAATGATGTGTATGTGTATTATGACACGCCACAAGGTGTGGTCTTGCACATAAGCTACGGTGGCCATATAAAAAGTAAATTCTTTGAGTATCCAAATCACATAGGAACAATCGAATGACAAGAAGAGAATCTATGTTTTATGAATTGAACGAGCTGAAAGAAAAACCCAAGGACATTATTTGGCCTCCAAAAGCAGAGCCTCCGAAGACGCTAATCAGAGATCAAAAGGAATATAGAAGAATGTTTGAGTGTGAATTTGTGGAGGATCATTTCGATGGCCATTAATTTACATGCTGGACAATCAGAAGTGTATGAAGATTTGTTCTATGGTCAAGTATGTAGATTTGCCGTGATGTGTTGCTCTCGTGGTTTTGGTAAGTCTTATTTAGCTGCAACTGTTGCTGTGACTGCCATTGCAGAACTGCTGCAATTGAGAGCAAATATACCAAACAAAACCGTTTATATTATAGCCCCAACTTATGATCAGGTGACTGATATTTATTATCCGTTACTCAATTATGATTTGGGGCTTGAACATTGGGCAATCAAGTCTTCTCGTGATTTGGGTAGATTTGTGTTTCCGAATAACGTGGAACTCCGGTTGCTATCTTACGAAGCCGTTGAACGGATGAGAGGTAAAGGTGCGTATTTTGTTGTATGGGATGAAGTATCTTCATGTAAGAAAGGGATATCCCCAAAAGAAGCATGGCAAGGTGTTATCCAACCATGTATTATCACAAGGTGGTCAAACGAAAGGGCTTTATCATACGGTGCCCCTGCTCCAGGTAGAGCATTAATAATCAGTACACCAAAAGGCTATAACTTCTTTCATGAGATGCACACATATGAATCCACAGACAAGAATTGGAAGTCATATCACTATGACTATAAACAATCGCCTTATCTAGATGTGGCCGAGATTGAGCGTATCAAGCACACAATCGATCCAATTGAATTTGCTTCCGAGTATTTAGCTTCATTTGCAGATTCAGGTAACAATGTGTTCTATTGCTTTGACAGAAGAAAGCATATCACAAATGATCTTGAAGACTTTTTGGCACCACAAGGACAAGAAAAAGGAGAGGATGTACATGTGTGTATCGACTTTAACGTTGGTATACAGGCCACATCCATATTTGCTGTCAGAGGCAAGCAAATGCATTTCTTAGATGAAATGAAAGGGCACCCAGACACAGAAACATTGGCCATAGCCTTAAGTACTAAGTATAAAGGGCACCGAATATTCGCTTACCCTGATCCTTCAGGAAAGGCTCGTAAGACTTCTGCCGCTGTAGGTAGAACAGATTTCAGTATTCTTGAGTCATATGGTATTAAATGTTTGGCTCACCCTAAAGCTCCACCGATAGTGGACAGTGTTGCTGCAGTTAATAAGAAATTAATGACAGCCGCTGGAGATATCGACATATACATCCATCCTAGATGTGTAGGAACGATACAATCATTAGAACGTACAAAGTGGGTTGATAAGAATCCAGATACCGCCACGATTGATAAATCAGAGGGCATTGAGCACTTTTCAGACGGAATAAGGTATGGTGTTGAATACTTATTTCCAATAAATTCGGGAAGTAAAAGAACTTCTCGTGGTTTTAATTTTTAATAGGGGAATATTATGTCCACACAAGAATATATAAATATTCTTCTTGGAATAGTATCATTTTTCGGGGGTTGGCTACTAAAGGAAGTATGGGCTAGTCTTAAAGATCTTCAAAAAGCGGACAAAGAAACAACCGCTAAAATAAGCAGTATGGAGATTACCATGACGAGCGATTACGTAAAGAAAACTGAAATGGAGAGTGTGCTTAAAGTTATTTTAAGCAAGCTTGAAAAATTGGAAAATCTTGAACTTTTAATAGTTGACAAATACGCAAAGAAAGAAGATGTCGGTAAACTTGGTGAAGCTATTTTTAAGAAGCTAGATTCAATAGAAAGTAAGCTTGATCGCAAGGCCGACAAGGAAGGTTATTAATGGCCAGATCCGCAACGAGTAGCACAGAAGCTACATTAGAAAGCGAAACAGCTGTGTTGCACTATAAAGAGTTTGTCGGTGATACACTTTTGATTGAGCTTGGTTATGGCGATGAAGATACAGGAATACCTTATGATCTAGCTGGATGGGGTGTTGCAGTGACCATTAAACAGAATGGCGTTGTCTTACAGCAACCAACCGTAGAGTTGAATCACGACATACCTAATGGATATAACATACGGTCTGAAGTGACTAGCGCAATGACACAAAGTCTTGGTGCAGGTGTATTCGAGCTGAGTATTGTCACAACTGAACTTAATGGCTTCGTAAACACATTGGCAATAGGTACAGTGACACTTAGGGAGCGTTAATGAGCATCTTAAATGTCAATATAAAAACAGCTTCCAGTGGCTTAAACGTCACAACCACAAGTACAATACTTGCAAAAGAATCCGACAGAGTTGTTTTACAACTTAAGACAGCAAAGCCTGTCTTAATAGTCTCTGCCAAGCAAGGTCCATCAGGTAGAGCGTTTGATCCTGAGTATCCTCAACCTCAATTACCGTTAGAGTATGGCAACTTCTCTTCAAAATTATTTACTTCAAATACAACAGGAGAAGCTGTCTTAGACACATTTCAACATACAGAGTTTGGTGTCGCAAAATATATTATTTACGCAACATCTTTCGGTAGAAGACAAGTGTGTGAGTTGTTGATTTTGCACGATGGAGAAACCATACACAGCACTGAATACGCTATGATGGCTACAGACGAACCTCTTGGTCAGTATCATTTTGAAATACAAGACAATACAATGAAATTGATTGTGGATTGTCCTTTTGCAAATATCACTTATAAAGTGATACGAACATTGATAACTAATTAATTTACAAGGAAATTTAAATGGCACAAAAAAGATTTTTAGCCACAAATGGTCTTGATGCAAACAGTAAAACCATCACGAATGTGTCAGATCCTGTAAATGCTCAAGATGCCGTTTCAAAGGCGTTTTCGATAAATGCAACAAACTTAAGTTCAGGTACACTTGATGCAGCCAGATTACCTGCTATTACAGGTGGCGATGTATCATCATCAGTAGGTTCTGCAGTTCTTACCTTAGCGTTAAGTGGCGTGACGGCTGGAACTTACGGCTCTGGCAATCAGATTCCAACGCTGACCGTGGATTCAAAAGGTCGTATCACAAGTGCTTCGAATACAGCAATCAGCACCACTGTCACATTGTCAGGTGATTTATCAGGCACAGGTGATACCGGCACAAGTATCACAACAACCTTGGCCGATACAGCTGTGACAACAGGTAATTATGGTTCTGCCACAGCTGTTGCCACATTTACTGTGGACAGTAAAGGTCGTATAACAGCCGCATCAAACACAGCAATTGCGCTTGCTGCAACGGCAATCACATCAGGCACATTGCCTGCTGCTCGTATGCCAGCTTTAACAGGTGACATTACAACAGTTGCGGGTGCAGTTGCCACAACCTTGGCAGCTTCAGGTGTTACTGCAGGTACTTACAAGTCTGTCACAGTTAATGCTAAAGGGTTAGTTACTGGAGGTACCAATCCAACAACCATTTCAGGTTATGGTATCACAGATGCATATACCAAGACTGAAATAGATACATTGGTTCAAGGGTTAGATCCTAAAGGCTCTGTTGTTGCAGCAACCACTGCAAATATTACATTATCTGCTCCACAAACAATTGATACTATTGCTGTAGTTGCAGGTGACAGAGTTCTTGTCAAAAACCAAACATTACCTGCAGAGAATGGTATTTATTTGGTAGCGGCAGGTGCATGGACTCGTAGCACTGATATGTCTGTTTGGTCAGAAGTACCAAGTGCCTATGTGTTTGTTGAAAAGGGCTCACAAGCAGACAATGGATTTTTATGTACATCAGATGCAGGTGGCACATTAGGTACAACAGCTATCACTTTTGTTCAATTCTCTGGCGCAGGTCAAATTACAGCTGGTACAGGGTTGACCAAATCGGGCAACACATTAAGTATCACAAATACTGCCGTGACTGCTACTTCTTATGGCTCTGCTTCAAGTGTGGCCACATTTACAGTAAATGCTCAAGGTCAATTGACTGCAGCCGCATCTACAGCAATTGCGATTGCTTCTAGCGCTGTATCCGGTCTGGCTGCATCTGCAACAACTGATACAACTAATGCAACAAATATTGGATCCGGAACATTGGCCGCTGCTAGATTACCTGCTTTCACAGGTGATGCTACATCATCCGCTGGTTCCAGTGCATTAACCTTAGCAACTGTTGCAACGGCAGGTACTTATAAATCTGTCACAATTAATGCTAAAGGCTTAGTGACATCCGGCACAAATCCAACAACATTGGCTGGATATGGCATTACAGATGCATTGAGTACAGCTACAAATACAAACGTTCCGTTAACTCACGGTGAGATAGCCACTGCAACTTTAGTGACTTCTGCAACAACAGCAAACCAAGTGTTAAGTTCTGAAGCAGTTGCCACATATCGTGCGGCAAGTTACAAAGTTCAAATCACATCAGGTACCGCGTATCACATGGTGACAATTGATGTTATGCATGATGGAACAACTGCGTATATCACCACTTACGGTGAAATGTACACAGGCGCACCTTTAGCCACATTTGATGCTGATATTAATGCAGGTAACTTACGCTTATTAACAAGTCCTGCAAATGCAACAACCACATTTAAACTGATCAAAACCTTAATTGATATTTAACAATAACCATATGGGATAGAGAACTATGGCCACCGCGAAGAAATTTTTAGCCAAGAACGGCATACAAATAAGACCAGAAACATCTGGAACCACTTCTGGGACAATTGCACCAAACGCAGCAATAACAGACCATTTCAACTTAACAGGAATTAGTGGTGCAATAACACTGACAACTCCTTCAGGTACACCCACTGATGGTCAAAAGTTATTGCTTAAGTTAGAAGATAATGGAACTGCCGCAGCAATTACTTGGACAACAGCTTCCGGTGGCTATAGAGGTGTGGGTAATACACTTCCAACCACAACAGTTGCAGGAAAAACGCTTTATATCGGTTGTATATACAATGCAATGGATCTATTTTGGGATGTTGTTGCTGTTGCACAACAAGGATAACCTGATGGAGACTATATCAATTTCTTTTGAAATTATCAGAGATGATAATACTTACAGAGACGCCATAATTTTACCTTCAGATCATTCTTACACTGAAGCAGACATAGAGAATATGAAAGAAGCTAGATATTTGAGTTGGCTCAGCTTTATCAATTCTACCAATGAGGAGATATAATGGCCACTTATTATTGGGTAGGCGGTGCAGGAAACTGGGATACCACAAATACGCATTGGTCACTGACATCTGGAGGCACAGGAGGCGCAGGCGTTCCCACTTCGGCAGACGATGTTATATTTGACAGTGGTTCTGATTCGGGAGTAGCATTTACAGTAACTTTCTTAGCAGCAACGGTAAGTTGTAAAAATATCACAATAAGTGCAATGGACTTTTCAGTGACATTCAGTACGCCTAATCTGTCATATTTAGATGTTTACGGTAGCTGGGTGAATCCTTCGACAAATTTTGCGATATCTTCATTTGGCGGTAATACCATTCGCTTTTTGGCAACCACAACAGGGAATACTGTAACCACCAATGGTGTTACACTGACAAACACAAACGTTGTTTTCAACAGTGCTTCTGGTGGTTGGACATTGGGTTCGGCATTGACCGCAAGTAATTTATCATTAGCGGGTGGCAGCTTTAATTCTGGAAACTTTAATATAACAATGGCAGGTGCTGCAGAGTTCACAACAACCACAGCAAAAACTGTAGATTTAGGTACATCAGTGATTACATTGGGTTTAAGCGGTACTGCTTGGACTGCCAGTGCAACGGTCGGAACTCTTAATGCTAGCTCTTCGACTTTCACACTCACGGGTACGTCACCCACTTTTGCAGGTGGTGGAAAATCATATGGCACTGTTAATTTTATGGCATCCTCAATTGGAACAGCAACCATATCAGGTGTTAATACATTTGTAAACCTATATTTTAAAGGAAGAGCCGCTGTTGGTATAAGTTCCATAATCTTCTCAGGCAATCAAACAATTACGGGAACGCTAACAGCTTCTGCGCCAACCACTCTCGGTTCTTCTAGACTCTTTTTTAAAACGAACTCTGTAACCACTACTTACACAATTACAGCTGTTACTGTTAGTCTGACTGATGCAGATTTTATAAACATAAATAATACAGGAACAGCATGGACAGGAACCAGGTTGGGTGATTGTGGGGGTAATACTGGTATAACATTTCCAGCCGCTAAAACTGTTTATTTATGGAATACTGCAGCAGGCATAACCTACAGTAGCCTTACATGGTGTCCAACAGCGAGTGCTACACCTGTACGTGAGAGTTTTCCGTTAGCTCAAGACACAATTAATGTGCGATCTACCAGCAATGTTTCAAACCTTGAGATTAACTATAGCTATAATATAGGGACTTTGGATTTCTCAGTGTTACCAGGACCCCTTGCACTTAACTTTTTAGCAGCGCCAACTATCTATGGTAATGTCATATTAAATCCAACTAATACGCTGACAGGTACTAGTACGGTTACATTCGGAGGCCGCTCTAAAACTCAAACAATCAATTCTGGAACAGTAAATTGGACACAACCTTTTAACATAAATGCAGTTTCAAGTACAATTGTTTTGGCCAGTAATTGTGTCAGTAACGCAGCAATAACTCTGACCAATGGTACGTTAAATTTGGCAGGTTTCCAAATGAGCAGAACTACCTTTACAACAGCAGCAGGCACAAAAAATATCACGTTCAATGGCGGAACATTGGCTTTGAGTGGTACAACAGCTTTTAATAATGCTGTACCTGCTGGATTTACAACAACGGCAGGGACTGGAGTGGGCACAATTACGCTGACAAGTGCGGCTGCTAAAACATTTGTTGGAGGTAATTCAACCTACAATTGTTTGCTTAATCAGGGTGGTTTAGGTAATCTCACAATAACAGGTGCCAATACCTTTTATGGCATCTCCAATAGTGTCTCTCCTGCAATTGTAATTTTTCCTGCAGCAGTAACCACAATTATTTCAAGCATATTCGGCTTGGCTGGGACTTCAGGAAATCAAATAACCATTAAGAGCAGCACAGCAGGAACAAAAGCAAATATATCAAAGGTTTCTGGAGTGATTGAATTGTCTTATTGTACATTGCAAGATACCAATGTGACTGGTGGAGCAACGTGGAGAGCACTTACTTCAAATGGAAATGTGGATAGTGGTAACAATACAGGTTGGTTGTGGTCACTTGTCACAAATGTGAGTAATTTTTTAATGTTTTTCAGGTAAGGATAATTATGCAATTGAGTGAACATTTTACACTTAGAGAATTTTTAGAAAGTGATGAAGCTATCAGGATGTCAATTGATAACAGTCCTACAGAGCTCATAATTGAAAATTTAAAAAGAACATCACACAAGCTTGAAGAAGTAAGAGTATTGGTCAGTAAGCCCATAATCATCTCTTCAGGTTATCGTTGTGAAGTATTGAATAGAGCAGTGAAAGGCCAACCAAATAGCCAACACACGCTTGGTTGTGCGGCTGACTTTAAAGTGAAAGGTCTTGAAGCCAGTGTGGTTATGCAAGCAATATTCGAATCAGATATAAAATATGATCAATTGATCTTAGAATATGACCGTTGGGTTCATATCTCAGTACCAAACTTTCCTGACGCTAAATGCAGAATGGAAGCTTTAATAATTAACAAAAACGGAAAAAGACGCTATGGCTGATGAATCAAAAATTAACAAACCTGCTCCTGTAAGACAAGCAGTTGCGGTACAAGAACCTGTGATTGAATTGCAAGAAACTGTGATTGAATTTATTGACACTGTTCCATCAAACTGGGTGATCAAACCAACAGATGCAGATGGTGTTATTGAAGCTCGTAATAGCTTGTCTGGTGAAACTTATGAAGGTTCTGTTGCAGATTTTAATATTGCATTAAGAGCTTAATTGCGCAATGAAATGGAGGACTAATGGCAGTAACAAATGCAGCACAATCGGCTGTTAAAACAGTCGCAGATCCAAATGCAGCTTATGAGTCATTGAGCCCTTTATGGCAAAAATGCAGAGCTGTGTGCAGTGGTGAACAGTATGTAAAAGACTTTGATGCGAATATTGATGTATTAACATTCAAGAATCTTTTGATACCGTTTTCACCAAGTATGAGTCAAGCTCAATACAAATTTTACAAAGCTGAAGCTGAATTACCAGGTATCACTGCACAATTTGCAAAAATGATTATTGGTGGATTGCTCAGAAAGAAGCCTTTATTAGAGTTACCTGATGGCATTCCTGAAGAAGCTTATGATTGGATCATAAACGAATTTGGCAAGGATGATTCTCCTTTGGCTGCATTTTTAGATGCAGCTCTTTGGGAAGAAGTGCAAACATCTAGGGCATGGGTTTTTGTGGATTATCCTGTTGTGGAAAATGCAGAATCATACACAAAAGAAGAATTGTTAAACTTTAAACCATATCCAGTGCTCAGAAAAGCTGAACAGGTTGTGAACTGGAGAGTTAGCGAGAATCAGTATGGCAAGGCAATTTTGGACAGGGTAATTGTCAGAGTGTTTGAAGAATCTTATGATGAGAATGAGTTTCATCCAACATTCAAAGACACTGTATACGTCCATGAACTTGTTGAAAGTAAATATCAGATAAGAAAATTCCAAAGATCTTCGAATACCACCAGTGTTCCTGTAATCGGAGGAACTAAGCAAAATGTTGAAATTGCAAATAATGCAATTAAATTTGATTTGATTGATACTTTCAGTAATATTTTGGCAAATGGGGAGCCAATTAATATAATACCAGCTTGGCCCCTAAATGGTTCAATAGACTTAGTCGAACCAATGTTATCCGCCATTATTGACAAAGAAGTGAGTCTATACAACAAAATCAGCAGACGTAATCATTTACTTTATGGCGCTGCAACCTATACACCAGTGATTATTTCAGACATGACTGACGAAGAATTTGATGAAATTGTGAGTGGTGGTTTAGGTACATGGCTGCGTTTGAGACAAGGTGATGATGCCAAGGTCTTGGAAACTCCAACAGCAGCACTTCAAGACATGGACAGAGCAATTGCTTCCAGTATTGAAGAGATGGCTAAACTGGGTATCCGAATGTTAAGTCCTGAAACTGAACAATCAGGCGTTGCATTGGAAATCAGAAATGCAGCTCAGACAGCGCAGTTGGGTACCTTGAATAATAAAGTGAGTAATATCATGGCACAAGTAATTGTGTTTATGGTGAATTGGCGTTATGACTTGCAATTAAGAGTTTCTGAAATAGAGTTTTCATTGTCCACAGATTTCAACCCTGTTCCAATTGGAGCTGATTGGTTACGATTGGCAACCGAATGGTATCAACAAGGCTTATTGCCGAGATCTGTTTGGTTGGTTTTACTTAAGCAAAATGATTTGGTGTCACCTGATTACAATGATGAGGAAGCTATTCAAGAGATAACTGCCGATAAATTGTTGATGCCAACAGATCAGAATGCAGAAAATGCAAACGCAATAGGAGCAAATAATGCCCCTTAAGAAAGGTTATTCAAAGAAAACTGTCTCTGAGAATATTTCTACCGAGATGAAAGTAGGTAAACCACAAAAACAGGCAATTGCAATTGCGTTAGATGTGGCTAAACATACTAAACAAAAGAGGAAAAAGAAATGAACACAAGATTCACAGGTCATGGTAAAAGTATTAAAAATGCAAAATTATCCACTGCATTAAAAGGTAACAAAAATGCTAGCGGGAAGCGCGTAAGAAAAATTATGTTAGCCAATACCGGTGGTTTTATTTCCGGTGTTTTGCACAGACCAGAGCACAGAGCAACTGCAACAGCTAAGTATGAAAAACTTGGAATGGGTAAAACAGGTTATAAACTAGGTACAGCAACTCGCAGAATTGGTTCTGTTGGATTTTTAAAATAAAGAGATAAATAAATGGCCATTAATGTAAATACTGAAATATATGACAAAGCACTAGACAGAGCGGCAATGATACGCTTATTTGAGAAAGGTGTCAATGATAAGATTGAAGTAATCATTGATGGCCACGTTATTAGGTTAGACAAGTTGGTAGGTTCCTCCGATTTAAAATCAAAGAAATTCAAAGACGCTTTGGATAAAGAGCTATTACGTACTTATCGTGAAGCTCATAATACATCAAAGCGTTCTTTACTAGACTTCGCAGCAGATCAAGCATCTTTCGCGTATCAAACTGTCGAAACAACGATGGGTAAAATCTGGCGCACAGAAAGACCGCAAAGACGTATATCAGAAGAGATTGTTCTTGAAAAACCGTTGTTTGAAAATAGAACACTTGCTTCTGGTTGGTCAGGTGTGAGTACTTCTGAAAAGAAAAGAATTGAAGCCTTGATTCGCAAAGGTATTTCTGAAGGTAAGACAACAAATGAAATTGCTTTAGAAATTCGTAAAGGCAACATTCACAATATAACCAGAATGCAGTCTAGATCATTAGTGGTTACTGCAATCACCAGTGTCCACGCTCAGGTTGACCACGCTGTTTACCGTGCCAACGAAAAGGCACTCAGAGGGTGGCAGTATGTGGCCGTTCTGGACGCGAGGACCACGCCTCTGTGTGCGCACCGCGATGGGCATATCTATGACATGGGGGACACGGAGCATCTGCCTCCTGCGCACTTTAATTGCCGCTCCACAACAGTTCCAGTTTTTAAATCCTGGGATGACATTTCTAAGCTAGAAGGTGTTGCTCAAGTGAGACGAAGAAACTTAGAAGGTTTAACAAAAGAGCAAATTGCCTATTATGATGGTCAAACGCCACTGAAAGAAAGCTATAATGATTGGCTCATGCGACAACCGAGAGATACTCAATTTAAACATTTAGGTGATTATCAAAAAGTTGATCTTTTGAACACAGGTAAACTGACTGTGGATCAATTTGTGAATTATAAGGGCGAGAGTCTAGGCGTTAAACAACTGAGAGCCGCAACAGATTCTACTTATGAGTTAAATGGCGACACAATTAAGTTTGCCAACGCTAAGGCGAAATTAGATGCAATGCAGTTATGGGCAACCACACCGGATGATTTTATTCAGAATGATAAATTGAGGAAAACATTACTTGATTACTACATATTACAAACTAAAGAGCTTGAAGGAACACTCTCTTATACTAATTATCGTGGCACTCTCCTTCACAATAAGAAAGCTACTAGAAATAGGATGCTAACCTCTGCACCGAGAGAAGACCAGATTAAATTCAATCCTGCCACAGGTAGATATGAAGACGTCCGGTTTTATCAACCAAACACTTATGTACTCAATAACAATTTACAATTAATTAAAGACAGCGATAAGCTCTTGGACAGAGATAAGGAATTCATAACCAAGTTTGTGAACGAGTTATCAGACACAATGAGTGTTAATGAAAGAGCCGTAATTGCAGATAACTTGAGAATTGTATTTGGCAGATATCGAGATAATAAAGAAGTCTGGGGTAATTTCAAAGCCGTTGTTCAGTCACAAATAAAATTTGATGTGATGAACGTCTCTGACGCAATTGAAACACAACTGCGAAAAGATACAGATGTGATGAAACGATTACTTCAAGACAATTATATTGATCCTGTTTTAGGCGCTACTCAACTTGATGATTTGCACGATAACTTTTATAAAAATATAAGAGCAAGAAATCAATGGGAAGATAAAGTTGCTCCTAAGATCGCTAATGAATTAAGAACATTTTTAGATCCTCAAATTCCAATTAAAATCAGAAGCAGATTATCTGAAGATGACTTGCATCAATTTTACTTGAGATTTGCTCACAGGTTAAGTTTGGCTGACAGTCCAGACAGAGATCAATTTGCTGTAATGTTAGGCAGAGATCTTTACAACATGGCAAACCTAAATGGTTGGAGACGTCAGTGGTTTGATCTTGGCATGAAAATACTTGAGAGCAAAAAGGTTGATAAATTCTTTGAAGTTGAACCATTTGGTATTCAAAAACGCAGAATGAAAAGCCGTGTGAGTGGCGCTTATTTTGGTCCATATTATGATACAATGTCGTATAATATAAGGGTCACAGATCCACGTATACAAGAGTACTCCCGACTAAACCGTAAAGTAGATTTAGGCTTACGTGTAAGCGTAACAAGAGATGATAATCGATTATTATTTAGAGAAGGTTATAAAACTTACTGGATGGATAGAGGCATATTGGGTTTGGAAGACACAAGAATTCCAATCACTTCATCTTCAAGCTTCAGCGAATTTCCTGAAGAGTTTATTGACAAGAATATGGTGGATGCGTTGACATGGGCATCTAAGACAAAATACAAAGTGGATGAAGACTTTTATGATTTCATTGATAAATTACTCTACTTCAAAGATGATCGAGGAAAAGCTCAGTTCTATGATGAGCGTAATGAGTACAGAAAGTATATCGCATCTCGTGGTGATGCTTATGAGCGCTTTAAAGCTATGCAGTGGTTACGAGCTAATGGACGCTCTTTTTCAAATCATCCTTTTATCGATCATCGAGCAAGGATATATGACAGAGGTCTTATCGGACCACAATCTGGAGAGACGTTTAGACCGTTCCTCAATACAGCAGAAGCAAAGAATTTCAGTCCAGAAGAATTCAAAGATTTCCAAGATCAAATAGGTGCTTTCTTAGGTGGTCTCAGTGATGAGTTTGAAGGTAAATATAATTCACTCACAATCACTGGAAGACAAAAGGTTGCTGAAAAGTGGAGACCTGAAATTGTCAGAATTGGTAATTTGATGTTATCAAAGAAGCCTGCAGATATCAGAGCGATCCTTGAAGCTGACATAACACATATGATTGAAGGTGAAGAACTGGGTAAATTTTTCAGGTTTGCCATAGAGCAAGCTAAGATTGATAACTATCTCAAAAAGACTGCAGGCAATTTTCCAGACAGAGGCGAATTGTTTCATATAAGCACAGTACCACTTACAGATACAAAATTCACACCCCGTATACCTTCTAACTTTTTAACTAAGCAAGGATTTGAAGATAATACAACAAAAAGAATTTCATTCGCAGGTGATATTGATTCAGCATTAAAGGCAATGTCAATGAATTTAAAAGGTAAAAAGCTATACGTGTATAAAGCACCTAGTGATACTAAATTCACAAATCCTACAAAGACTCAAGTACCTGATGTAGATATTACAAACGAAAAATGGGTAACGGAGCCTGTGGAGGTAGAGCTGCTCGGTGAAATTCAGGTTGGCGCTGCTATTGAAAAACCTTTTAAATACACTTATGGAAACAATGAGGCAGAGTTATATGGGTGGAACTGGAAAAAGATCACAAGTGTTGATCCATATTCTTCTCAGAACTTAGAAAAACTTCGTAATTACAAAATATCCTTAGCTCTCGAACAAGATGCGTCATCATCTGGTGCCCAAATTATCGCGTTGACCACCCGTAACAAACAGCTTGCTGAGTTGTCAAATGTAGTACCTACAAATCAAAAGCGAAGATTGTATGATGAGATTGCAGCTTCAACATTCAACGATCCGCGATTCAAAGTAATCAACGAAAAGCTAGGCCTTACAGAGAAAGATTTGCGTAAGGCTGCCAAGGCGCAAAATATGGTTACGTTCTATGGTGCTGGTGAAAGGACTGGCACACTTAATGTAGAAGGTAAATTATCAAAAGTCCTTGGCAAAGATAAGGATACGTTAGTTGTTAAGGCTTCAGATCGTGAAACTGTACTCAATGAGATATCAGCTCGTATTGCAAGGTACGATAAGTTTGATCAAGTGACTGCAGATGAACTAAGAGCACTTAGAGAAAACGTTAAAGACATCTTTAATAAAGGTTTAGATCCAGGTGATGAGATTTTAGATCAGCTTTATTTCTTGGAGCCTAAGACAAAAGATCTTGTGGAGAAACTTTCTCTAAATTATGAAAGGATTGTCACTCCAGGTGATTTTAAAGATATTGCAAAAATAATGAGCGAACATCTGAGAGAGCAAGTACCTATCTTAAAAGACTTTACAAAGTTCTTTGGCAGACTTGCAGAAGACTATCTGAATAATGCAAAGCCATCCACAGCTGCTTTTGATTGGAATGCAATTGTGAGAGAAAAAGTGTTTGGCAGTAAAAAGAAAGGGTATGTTCTGCCAGATACACTTAGCAGAATCTTAGGCTTAAAAGCTGGAGAATCTTTAAGTGAGAAAGCTTTGAAACGCTTAAGTTTTTATAAGCCAAATAGTAACCTACATGACATTCTTTATGGTGCAGCAACACCGGAAACAAGACGTACAGGTGGTAAATACTTTAAATTGTCTTTCTTAAGACCTGCATTGCCAACACCTTCTAATTTACTAAAAGGTAAGTTTATTCAAGAGCAAGATGTGTTTGAAGTGGAATTACTGAGTGCCAATAAAATGCCTAAATCATGGACAAACGTTCCTTGGGTTAATTTTGATGGTAAAGTGATCGAACAAAATTTCACACAACAATTTGAAGAAAGGCTTTTTTATAAGAATAAACAAGGCGAGTGGACCACCAATATATTGCAAGTACCTCAAAAAACTGAAGTAACTTGGTGGGAAGAGATGATGAATAAGGACGGTAAAATAAATGATATTGCCGATTCAACAAGAGCGCGTACTGCCTTTGCAGTTAACGGGAACCATTCTAACGACGCGACAATTGTTAAAAATTTTCATCTATGGGGAAGGGAAAATAACATTCCCACGAGCACTATTCATGACGCTTTCTTTGCAAATGCAGCTGATATGTTGAATGCCAGAAATGCTTTGAGAAAAATCTATGCAAAAACACTGGACAGAAATGTTATAGTGTCTACTCTGGATGAGATGAGGGCAAGAGGTTTACCTCAAGAACTTTACGATCAGTATCTGAACGAAGCAATAGACATCGGTTTGATTCCGATTGCAGGTAGGTCTGTTGTCGGAGGAAAGGTTCTTAAAGAGTCTGATATTCTTTTGAAAGAAGACATTGTAAAAGAAGTTCCTTCAGATTTCAAAAATGATTACGGATGGTACGGAGTAGGTTAACGAAACCCGTTAAATTAACCCGTATAATAGAAGTTGTAATTAAATACAAAATTATACTAAATGAATTCCAAGAGAAAAATTGTATTTTTCTCATAACGAGTCGTACTCAAGGTAAAACAATGACTACAAACACTGATAATACAGATCCAGAAAATACAAATGTTGATGATAAAACCACTGGCAACACTGATTCTGAAAAAGATTTAATTGAAAAACTTGTACAAGAACGGTTGGAGGAAAGTCTCAAAGACATTAAAGGTAAGTTAGATAAAGCATACGGTGCAAGAGACGATGTGTTAAAAGAACTTGCCACTTACAAACAAAAAGAAAAAGAAGCAGAATTACAACGTTTACAAGATGAAGGTAAACACAAAGAAGCTTATGAGTTACAATTAGCTGAAATCAAAGCTGAGAAAGAAGCGTTGGAAAGACGGAATGTAGAACTCACTCGTGATCGAGATGTTCAATCTGCCTTGTCAAGTTATCAATTCAGAAATGAAAAAGCTGTAGAAATGGCTCGTAAAGAAATTGTG